GGCAAAAAGTTCAAACGAAAACTTTGAAACCGTGAAAACAATGAACAATAAGCAGCTTAAACTTCTTTCAAAGGTGGGTCCTATAAACTGGACGATGTTGAAACCCAAAAAGCGTGCCGCTCCTCTTCCAGCGAATAACCTAACAAAGTACAGACGCCAAGCAGCGGCGCGTGTAATCGGGAAGGCAGCCAAGAAGTATTTAAAGAAAACGCCAAACAAGGGACCGGCTCCGCGTTCACAGGCGATTCTGGCGCGTCAGGCAAACCTCGGTATCATGGGTGGGGCTCGGCGTTCACCCGGTGCCGCTAACAACACACGCGTGACTTGGAGCCGCAACGCTAACGGCAAGATTAGCATTCACAAGACGCTCAGGAACCTCAACATGAAATTGTCGCAAGCCGAGAGAAACTCACTGAATAAAATGACGGAAAATCAGGCAATAAACTATATCAGAAACCTGGCTCGGGAGAGATAATCTCAGCCTAAATTAATGACAAGTCGAAGCAATTTACTTTTGAAATATTTGAAGCAGGGTTCGCCAAAAGTTACGCGTCGAAATGCTCTCTTAAAAGCAACAAAAGGTCCTACCCGGCGCGAGGCTCTCATGAAACTCATCGGTCCAATTCCTTACATGATTACTGGCTATAAAAACACCAAGGGTCGCCCCTTCTATGTGACCCTTAAAGGAACTTATATTATTCGCGTGAACGGCAAATCGGTGTACGGGCGCAAAGCAAATTCGTGTCATGTCCCCGCCAAGATCCGCCCACGCAAGTGTAAGAGCAACAAAGCTTAGAGTCACTTCGCGTGTACTCACTAACTCAATGGCTAACCGTTCCCTCATTTTCCTGCTCGATCGCTCGGGGTCCATGGAGACGTGTTGCGACGACACCATTGGCGGATTCAACTCATTCGTCAAGGATCAGGCGGCTCTCGGGGGCAAGCTCACCCTGGTCCAGTTTGACCATGAGATTATCACCACCTATACCGACGTGGAACTCAAGGATGTCGTGCCTCTGACCACCGAGACGTTCAAGCCTCGCGGGTCAACGGCACTCCTGGACGCGATCGGCACGATCGTCAAGTCCCAAAAGAGTGAGAATCCACTCGTCATTATTCTGACTGACGGACAGGAGAATTCGAGCACCAAGTTTACCAAGGCGCACATCAAGGACCTCATCGAGCAGAAGACCAAGGACGGCTGGACTTTCATGTACCTGGGTGCAAACCAGGATGCTTTTGCAGAGGCGGGAGCTATGGGTATCGCTCCGGCGTGTACGATGAACTACGACGCGAACAAGACTCCTGATGTATTCCGTGCTCTGAGTGCCACCGTCAGCCAGCGCGCAACCTATTAAAATAATGATGTGTAATAGTAAATGTTTGGTCAGAAGAAATCTGGCTTTTCTCTTAATAGTATCACCAAGGCGGGCGCGTCCCTAGGATTCACCCCAAACGTCCTCAAAAAGACTGTAGGAACTTACGGTACACAACTCGCGGGTGCAGCGAAAGCTGGACTGAACGCGCGCGTTGCCAGCACCGCAGCTGGTCTTCAAACTAAAATTACAGGCGCTCCCCCCACTCCAACCCCTGTGAAAATTCAAAACGCAAAGCCTGTTAGCCCTCCTGGAGCCATGTTTTAGGAAGCTGCCACTGTAGCGGCTGACATCGCCTGTGCTGCCGCAATCAACCCCTGGAGACGCGACTGCAGCTGAGAATTCTTCATCTGCTTCGTTTCCCCAAGAGCTGTAATAAGTCCCTCAATTTGAGCGTTCATAGCCACCTGAGCGTTACGCGCGTTTTTTGGTGTCATCAACCCCTGTATCTGTTCAGTGGTTGGGACAGCCGCCTCTGCTGCGCTAAAATTTGGAAGACTCTTGGCAACGGCAATTGCCGCCGCAAGCTCTTCTGGAGCTGGCGCCTTGAACGCCTTGAATGTGAAATACCCTGAAACTCCTAGAGCCAAAATTGAAACCACGAGTATAAAGATGGAAAAGTTGAAATTATTAGTGGAATTCTTGTCTCTCTTGTCATTTGGCACTTTCAGGAAAGTGTTAATATTCATCGAAGCGAGTGCAATACCCATGATAGCCACGACTATGAACGCTGCTGGGACCATAGCCTCGTGGGCACCCATTATTATTATGACTCAATATATTTTATAAGACTCCCCCAATTTTATACTCTGACCCTCCCTTGGCAACAAAAAACATGATGAGGCAGCACCCGAATAAAACCAAGAATGCGATCCAAGAATTCTTGAGATTTTGCTTCTTGGTCTTGTCAGCCTTGTCACCCATACTGTTCTGCTGAATCCAGCCTGCCAGAGTGCCTATGAAAATTGCAAACATGATAAAGGCGCATGCGGCGAAACCATACGAGGCAAGTTTAGCCGTACCCTGAGCGGCATTCTTTGCCATCAGAACCTCACCAGCGCCTGGGATGGCGTAACCAGCCGCCTTGGCTGCAAGCTTTCCCTCGATGCTCATTTTCTATTACTTGCGTATACTATTTTCTCACCAAGTACGCCTTGGGTCTGACGCAAAGCAGCCTGGAAGGATGGCTTGCTCCACAAGAGCCAGCGCGACCAGAATCCCGCGGTATATTTCCCGTTGCGCCCCCATGATTCCCTCTTTTTGTGGCGAGTCAAGTACCGTTCCATACGCTCCTTGTTTTTGTGGATCGTATAGTCCGAGTACCCTTTACGCCCGAATCGAACAGTTTTTCCGTTCGAAAAGACCGCCATAAACTTGTGCGTGTTATTATTGGATTTATAGAGCTTCACAGTCATCGAACGCTAATTCTTACTGAGATATAAATTAGTAAAATCAGGATAATGACGTTAAAGGTTATGTACCCTGTGATATAAGGGAACGCAGTATCCCGTACTGCGTTATTTTCTAGGATCATATTTAATACCTGCTTGGTAAGAGAGTCCTCCTCTCCATCTTCACTTGCCGCCATGGATCGCTACCTTCCTAAACCGGTACAAAAAAATAGTCATGAATTTACGAATCTAGGACCTGCCGTGTGCGTTCTCGGGAAAACAGGGCTGGGTAAAACCTGGCTCGTTCACCATACGCTAGACAGGTTCCTCGAGTTGACCCCGGACATCTTGAGGAGCAAGCAGGATACCATTGAATTTTTAACTAAAATTAAAAATTCTGACCTACCAGTGGTTCTGGACGAGTACGAGTGCGTCACAGACCTCATAGGTATCCGTGAGATTACCGAACCGCCGACCAAAGGTCTTTTTGTTATAATGTCACAGGTTCCCGTGAAATTTGATTTTGAAATTAACGTGTACAATATTCCTGTGAAAACGCCCGATGAAATCAAGAAACTCTTTCCCAAGGCTGAGCCGTCTGTTATTGCGACGTGTGAAGGTGACCTCAGGATTGTGGCTCAGAGTCTCGAGTTCAAGTCTGACGTGCGTGACGATTTCCAAAGTCCCAGGGATTTTCTAATATCGCTCGTTTCAAAAAAATCAACTGTAAATCCGTCCCACTACATAGGACATCCTGTACAGGAGCCTGGGAACATTGCTTCAATTTTACATGAAAATTACCCTGATAGTAAAGGGGATCACGCTACTATCATAGATATGCTGAGTCAGGCTGACATCATCGAGTCCAGAGTATATGCCGGCGACTGGGAACTTCTTCACTATTTCAATTTATGGGGTTGTATTTTACCGTCTGTGGAAATTGCGCACACCCTCAGTTCAAAGCTTCGCCCTGGGTCAACCTGGACCAAGTACCAGAATTCCTGTATGCGTTCGAAACGAATAGACGCTATGGCAAATAGGATACCAGGGAAGCGCCTGTGCTATGACGAGCTCTTGGTTCTCAGGGAGTTTGCCGAGCACGAGAACGCGGATATCCTACGCGACTACGGTCTCCAGCCCCAGGACATTGACGTTTTGAATCACCTGAGTCCACTGCGTAAAATTAAAACAAAGACTGTGAGTTTCCTTAAAAAGTGCCTTGATAATAAGGGATGCTCTGGCTAGGGCATCTATTAACAACTCGTGCGTATTTTGGGAAGCTAGAGCTGGATGATATGTTCTGGGCAATTTCACCAGATTTACCTATGGCACTTTTTTTATCACCTGGTGGGGCATTCGTGGACCCGAATACGCCGTGGCACGTGATAAAAAACTGGGCATCTTATGTGTGGTTTTATAAATTCCCACACTCTTTATGGTTTTTAATTTTAATTCAAAATTCAAGAGCCAGAAATATTTATGCTTTCCATATCCTGATGGACCTGCTGAGTCACACGGGTCAGTGGTCTATAGAACCATTTTTCCCCATGGGTCCGGCTATACATGGGATATGGGACCCGGTCGAGTGGGTCTAGGCGGGCACAACCTCGTCATCCTCTGGAGATGGCACCTCGGCAGCCTGTGCTACGATGCTCACAGGCTCCTTCTTGATGGGGGCGCTCACCTGGGGAATGCTGATGGCACCCTTCTGGAACTTCTCGGTGAACTTCTTGTACAGAAAGTAGCCGATGACCAGGATGGCAATAAGTGCCACGATATTGAAGACATTGAATGGGCTCTTAGCCTTTATCTCATCAATAACCGCGCGCTTGACATGATCAACAACTGGAACAGCAGACTGCATTACTAAGAATTCGTGTTTTTTCCAGGCTGGGGTGCCGCACCCCCTTAGCTTAGTAGGAAATGACGGAACTCGATCATGTTTGGGCTGATTTCGATTTGCTTAGGGGTCGGGCTGAACCGCAGATAGAGGCAACCTCGAATGTCGAACAATATCTCTGTCGGTTCTGCGGCTGCCCCAAAACCTTTGACGGTACCGAAATGGATTTACCGACCTGTATGGAATGCGGGGTTCAGGATGATGCGTTTGTATCTGACGAGCCCGAGTGGCGTACCGGGGCTGATCTCGATGCAGGTGGGGCGGACCCTACACGCGTGGGCGCGCCTATCAAGACTGATCTCTTTTCAGCCGCCTGGGGGATGAATACCGTGATTGCCGGTAAATCCAAGATGGCTCGACTAAACTTGCACGCTTCTATGAATCACAAAGATCGTGCTCTTTTTTACGCTTATGCTGAGATTACTAGGATATGTAAGGACGTTCTTAAGCTGACTGATAACGTAATTTACGACGCGACTATCAAGTACCGAGCGTTTAACAGTGCAGTCTTGACAAGAGGAGCTGTGCGTAACGGCATCAAGGCGAACTGCGTGTTCCAGGCGTGTCGCGAGAATAATGTAACTCGGACAACCAAGGAGATTGCAGATGCGTTCCAAATTCCTTCGAGAGATATTTCGAGGACTTTTGATATGTATCAGGAGCAAAACCCTGACACGATGATCCACGTGACCCAGCCTGCTGACCTCATCCCCAGATTTATTGGCGGAATATCGTGTATCCCTGAGAATCTCCGAGGACGTGTCAAGTGCAAGATTGTCAAGGTTTGCAAGACACTCGAGGAGTGTGTGGATCTCATGGGAAGAACACCCAAGGCGATTGCGTGTGCGGTCATCTACGTCGTGACGAGTCAGCTCGAGCTCAAGCCCGACAAGAAGGAGATTTGCAGAATTTGTGAAGTTTCGGAGCCGACTCTAAGTAAGATTGAGGCGATAGTTAAAAAGGAACTCGCTTGAAATAAAAATGTCTGGAATTGTGTTATTTGTAAGCACACCTTGCTACGGCGGTATTTGTCTCCAAGCGTATGCCGAGTCCATGCTTCGTCTCCAGCGCACGTGTGCAGCGAATGGCATCCAAATGATGCTCGACACGACAGAAAACGAGTCCCTCGTCCATCGCGCGCGTAACTTAGCTGTAGCCCGTTTTTATCAGAAGACTGCTGCGACTCACTTTCTCTTTATAGACGCAGATATTCACTTTGACCCCGAGTCAGTTGTCCGGCTTATCAAGTCTGGTCATGAGATTTCTTGTGCCGCGTATCCCAAAAAGACTGTGATGTGGGATCAGGCGGAAACCTATGTGAAATCAGGTGACACCAGCCGCGACCTTGCGCGTGTAGCCTCGTCCCTCGTGCTCAACTTCCGGTACCAGCAGACGCAAATAAAGAATGGGTTCGCCGAGGTGCTTGATGGTCCCACTGGTTTCCTGCTCATCAAGCGTGATGTTTTCACAAAGATGTTTGCCCACTATCCAGAGCTCAACTGTGTGAATGATCACCAGAATAAGGACCTGGACGAGTACGTGGCTGTGTTTGACTGTATGATTGACCCTCAGACGCGCCGATACCTCTCAGAGGACTACGCCTTTTGCCGGCGCTGGCAGCAGATGGGTGGTCAGATTTTTGCCGATTGCATGACTGTCCTAGGACACGTGGGAAATATTCGATTTCAGGGAAAGCTCGAGGATCGTCTTAAGGCTACAGTGAGTGTTTAGATTAACATGGAAAACGCCCAGAAAAGTTGGGATGAAGGTGGACGTGTGCAACTTTATACCATTGTAAGCAAAGAAGACGCGAGTTTCATAGCAAAACACATCGGCATTCCACTTCTGAATGAATGTTCACAGGAAGAACAAAACAAATTTGGAGAAAATTATGAACGCGACTATTTTCGTTGGTCTGTAAAAGAGATTGGAGGACCTTTGAAGGGCACACCTACACTCGTTTTCCAAGATTGTCAGGCTCATCTCGGTTCCAGTTATATAGCATATTGTATAAATCTCAGAACAGGAAACCCAACTGTAAAATCTGATATAAGAACTCCATTACCAGATGATATTCGCACACGGTTATGTAACCGTACCAAGGTTTATTATAACTATGTTAATTGGTTAAATAGACCTCAAGTTGTTCCCGACATTAGTTCCAATGAAAAATAGAAGATCGTCTTAAGGCGTGAGAGCGTAGGTAAACTAAATGGATCCTAGAATGAAGAAAGCTCGCGAAATGTGGGTTAGCATGGGAGGTCCTGACACAAACATAGTAGATCCTCCCAACTGGTTATTTAATCAAGATAAAATGAGATCTATGTATGAAGACTCGATTGACAAACCATTTCATCCTTTGAATATGAACAATGAGTTGAAAGAGTATATGAAATTCATGTATAATTCTTTCCCTTCTGGATATGGAAAATTTCTTATAGACGAATATCACAAGCTTAAGGCTTAGAATCTTTTAAAATTAAATGACCGTTCTTCATATTTGTGCAGTGACTCGCAACAAATCCATTAGTGCGACGACCCTACACACCATGATGAATCTCCATATGCTGTGCATGCAGAGAGGACAACATCTCGAGGTTCATTTCGTAGAGGACCGTTCGACCCTCCCTAAACTGATAAAGAGCGGCGAACGCCTGTTCTGGATGGACTATGGAACAAATTTGAATAACGAAATTCTTTCAAAGGTTGTCGAGCCATTCGATAAGGGTGTACAGGTGATGGTTTTTCCGTCAGTCAAGGAGGGAATTAACTGGGACCAGTTTACTAAAAAGACTAAGGAGGGAACGACCGAGCCTGCCGGACAGCGCGGGCTCGCCTTTGACACCGAGGTGGGAAGAAAGCTTGCAGACGGTCTCTACGAGTGTGAAAACACAAATGCGCGTGTATGGGCGATGGATACCAAGCCGGTTGATAAAAAGCTCCGGGGTGGTAAGGAGCCCGTCAAGCTCCCACTCGAGGGTCCACCAGAAAACATGTTCAAGACGCTCAAAAATTTGGGAATCAAGATCGGGGTAATGTCCGAGGCGATTGTCGTGTGTCACTTTGTTCACGAGTGCTTCGGAAATATCCTTGAGGCTTCGGGTGTTAGACTGGAGGCGTAAGAATTCGTGTCTTGACGACGTGAGGACTAGGTAAGGGATAAGAAAGGCAAACACAAATGGACGAGCTCTATACGCTCTATGCCCGTATGCTCGAGTACGGACGGCACACCAACCCCGAGCTTCAGGAGCTAGCTCAGAAGCTGTTTTTCAAGGGGCATCAAGCGTCAAAGGCGTTTGCCCATGCTCGCGACGGACTTTCCCGGCAGGGTCACCGGTACACCGACGAGGAAAAGCTGGACCTGATGTGCCACGTGACCGATTTCCTGCTCGAGGGCAAGTATCCTGATTTCGACTACATTTCCGAGCACATGCTACGGACCCCAGATGCTCTCCAGCAGCAGACGCAGAAACTGCTCGTGGAAGCAAAGTGGACTTGGGCGACGCTTATGGAGACCTACGATATCCGCCGCGAGGATGCTGAATTGCTGATTGCGCCGCAGCACAAAACTTTCGTGTAATGTCACCGCCTTAAACAAACAAACGTCTTAATAGTCAAGAAACTCAGATGGGCGAGGCTATTTTAAATTTCATTCAGGAGTCGTGGAAATCTGACGGGACCAGATTTCCAGGACCCCAACCCGTCTCTATCGAGCGTAGGCACTTTCCCCTCCTTAAGCGTCAGCCCTATTTTGTCTGCGAAAAAACCGATGGTGTGCGTCACTTGCTTGCGAGCACCGAGGAAGGGGTCTTTTTGGTAAATAGGGCGTTTGTTATTGAGCCCGTTAAAATTCGCATCCCCAAAGACACTTTACTCGATGGTGAACTCGTGAAAACCAAGGCGGGCAAGGTGCTCTTTGTGGTTCACGATGCCGTGCGAGTCAAGGGGGAAAACCTCACGAGCCAACCCCTGAATTATCGCCTCGATGCTGCACGCAAGGTGATTAAGGGGATCATCAAGACGGCACAAGCTCCTTTTGAAATTCGGGTCAAGACTATGTACTTATGGGGCTCTGAATCTGTCCCGGCTTTGGACACCTATGAGTACGAGACTGATGGGCTAGTGCTTACGCCTATCAACGAGCCTATTCGCATGGGAACTCATGAGACTATGTTCAAGTGGAAACCCAAGGAGCGAATAACTATCGACTTTGAGTTGAGAAACGGGTTTGAGCTATGGGTTCAAGATCGCGGGGTTCCTTATAAGGAGGGGGAACTACACACAAGAAATCAGCGCCCAGATTTGCCGGACGGGACGATCGTGGAGTGTGGGTACGGCGACTTGGGGTTTTTCGTGGAAAAGGTCCGGACCGACAAGACGCACGCAAATAATCGCCGCACGTATTTCCGGACCATGGTCAATCTAAGGGAAGATATTCAGGTTGGCGAGCTAATCCAGTGAACGCTTCGGACGATACCATGCTTGGTAAAACTCCCCCTTCATGTTTAATATATCTGGAACTTCATGAATCGTTTCGTCGTCCTTAATGTACCATTTGTCATATCGTCTCACCAGTAAAGCATAGTGCCCTCCTTGCTTATGTCCCATATGTAGGATACACGCAAAGAGTTTCCGATCCTCAAACTCAAAAGGAATTTCTATTGGGAATTTATAGTCGTACATCGAAAAAGAAAAATTGGTAAACTTTGGCCACCGGGTGACTGTACTGGTAACCTTAGCCTCTTCATGGTCAGTCCCTTCTTGATCCTTGTAATTTTGAATCAAAATTGATTTTTGTCTGTCCTCAAGTAAATCCTGGAGGCGACAGGGCTCTGAGACGTCGAGGATAAGTGTCGTGAATTGATTAGTAATCTTGGATGTTCCTCCGGACCATGCCGTCTCTTGGGACTCGTCCCCGTTAAAGAGGTCCGTGATGAATTCCTTCCCAAGTGACTCTTCGAAAACATCTATGAGTAAAAGGACCACCTCCTGAGCATCATGTTGGCGCCCTGGGTCAAAACGTGGGAACCTGACGCGAAACGCCCCTATGAGATCGCTCGCACTCACAGGTTTGGTTTCCCCCTTGATAAATAACTGTTTCACAACCTTTTGGTACTCTTTTGTAATGTCACATGGACACCCTTCCAAATCTGATTTAAAAAAGTGATTCGTCAGAGGTGGGACATGGGCGAGACACTGAACAGCCGTGTTGAAAAAGCAGGTATTTCCGAGATTCCAAAGACCTCTCATCTCTACTTGTATTTATTACGATTTTCCTCTCTATCAAGTTTTCGTGTCTTGTCATGCCTTAGAGACGAAAGTGTTAGAATTAGCAAATGCAAATGGCTCACCGTCTCTTTGACCAGTGGGAGTCGATTATCAACTCGCACAAGGACCAGGAGAATATCGAGATTGAATTTCGGTTCGGTCGCAAGTCGCAGAGGAATTTCGACACAAACGTGGGTCGGGACACGTTTCAGAAACTCCTCACTGCTTTGGAAGCCTACAACGGGTGGGAGGCTAAAAAGCACACGAGCGCTACGGTCTACTATTTCGATGGGGGAAAGCGTCTGACGGTCGATGAAGAGTCTGACGAGCAAGTGGGGTGTATTAAGCGAAGGGTCAAGGTGGACGACTTTGCACTTGAGGGACACCCCTTTGATATCCGGCTAGGGATTTCGACTGAGGAGCCGTTCGAGTATGATGGCGAAGAGACGAGTAATGAGCAAAAGACCAAGGAGCGTTGGTCTTTTGTTCGCAAGAATCTCTCTATTGACTTGAGCATGATCAAGGGGGACCCAGAGGACAAGGACTGCGACGAGGATACGAGCTACCAGGTGGAGATGGAGATTGTAGAGCCGGGAAAGATCCAGTCAAGGGATGAGCTATTCAAGCTCTTGTACAAGGTTTTTGACCTATTGAAATGCATCTAGACCTTTTTCTTCTTACGTATCGTCTTGCGTGTCGTCTTTGCTGCAACGTTCTTGTCCCACATGTTCTTGAGTCTTTGTATTTCTTTAGCACCCACATTCTTCCCCTTGAGCGCGGCGCGAATTTCACTCCACGTCCAATTATCACTCGAATTCACACCATGTCTCTCCAACTGATTTGAGAAATTTACGGGGATGTTATAGACGTTATAGACTCTCTGGTTAATTGGTGCGCGCGGCTTTTTAACGTTCTTTATGCCTCGCAATTCTTTGACGTTTTTAAGGAATTGCTTGTATGTCTTGTTCACATTCGCCTTGAGTGGGTTCCCGCGAGTTCCCGAAGGTAGTTCCCGGTACTTGACCATAAACAAACCCTCGTTGCCATTCTGGTATGAGTTGCCCAGATTCTGCTGAAGACGCACTGCATATTCTAATTCCTTCCCAAAATTCTTGTTCAATGAGTTTGAGTTTGAGTTTGATGGGGAAGGTGTGGCTGCACGACGAGGCGCGGGTGGGACCACCACCACGACGGGTGCCTTTCCTTTCGTCTTGTTCTGAATCATAGCCGCGATGTTGCGTTTACCGCTCGTGTTCGATGCACCTGCGATGCTCAGGTTGCGCGCAATGGCTAAGAGTTCAGGCTGTGTCAGGCGGGTCCATTCACGTCCGTTAATCTTTAAAACTCCTGCATTCACACTCAAGTTGTGTTTGGGTCCATTGGTTGCAGTGACGACATTGCTTCCGATGCTGAAAATCTTACGGACAGCTGCTGGAATATTCTTTCCAGCATCTGCGTATTTCTTAATGACCGTCTTGCGCCCAGCTGCAAGACCTGCAGGCACAGCTGCCCAGTAAGGCTGTTTGCCAGGTCCTGGTCTCACATAGAAGCCGGGCTTTTCGGCGTTCCAGCTTGGGGCGCGTCTGTTTGCTGTATTTGCATACTTTTTCTTGTTTTCAACAGGTGCTGCGTTATTCAAGGGGTACCCAGCATTGCGGAATATTTTCAGAGTATGCGCTGGGATAGGCTTTCCAACCTTTTCGAAAGCCTTTTTAACCTTTGTGTAAACAGATTTAAGGTTGGCATTACCCACCTTAACCGTTGGACCGTGTTCGAGTTTCCTGAAATAGGCGTGTGGATAAAGGCGAGGCTGATTGTTTGGACCTGGGCGAATGTAGTAAGCATTTGGAATTGGGTTCACGAGTTTGTTCCATGTACCTGCAGATGGATACCGGCGCGCAAGGCGCTCCTTGTTAGACTCGCCACCTCTAGTCACGGTATTCCCAAAAACCGCATTTGAAGATCCTGGAGCCGTGAAAAACTGTTTGAAAAATTCTTTAGGAACCTCGAGATCTTCAGGATTCTTAAGTCCCGTGAATAGGACCGTTCCATTCTCGAAAATTGTATACGTGAATTTTGGTTTCTTGAATTTGAGGACGAGAGACTTGAGTGTTTTGCGTGGAGCTTTAGTCCTCTTTTTGACTTCCTCTTCCTCTTCCTCATTCTCTACGAGTGCCTCAACCTTCCCCGAACGCAGGGATGGCTTTTCAGCGAGGGACGACGAGCCTTCGAGCAACTTGGCAAGAACATCGAGGTTAATCTTTTTATTCACTTTGAATGTTCCGTTAATGTACTTTATTTGGTAGGGCTTGTTGCGGTTCTCCGATGTGATCCATCCGTTCAAATAACACTTGTGAAGAGCTATATAAATCTCTTCTAAATTTCCGGACCCGCTGATTGAAATTTCCTTGGTTGTCAAGCGTAGAGTAAGTTTTCCCCGTTTTGCAAACACGTAGTTTATCTGAATAGGGTTCCCTATCCACTTACCCTCATGATACCGAATCTGTGGGTTCGAACCCTTTGCTATCACGTGATACCCATACACCTCCTTGAAACCGACCGGTGCGTGTGTGAGTATCCTGGGAATATCCACCTGTGCGTCGACCGAGGTCATAAACGAAGTAATTTTAGACTTGGAAAGACGAATAGAAGATGCGGTTGCAACAGTCGGAAGTTCCATCCCTCGGAGCGCCGCATTCACGTTGGCTTCTGTGACAGGACCTTCTGGGACATATAAAAACCCAAATTGTTCACCCCTTTTAGCGCGCTCATTTCTGTTCCGGCGCTCCTTTTCAAGCCGGCTACGCACATTCGCCCGCAAGGCTGATAAAGCTCGTGCCTCTGCAGCCGTATTTCGAGTTTTGATGCCTGAATTTTCTGTAAAAACGCGCTTCGAGCGAAAGATACGTTGTATCTTTCTCGCGGCGGCGGATGCATTCATTCTCTATTATTTTACTATATTTTAATTTTCGGTAGCCGCCAGGTCGATACCGAAGATGAATGGCTGAAGAGCGTACGTGGTCCCGTTGTAGATACGAGACTCTGTCTTGACCTCGAGCTCGCGCGAACTGAACGGTCCTGCGTAAATATCCTGGTTGAACTTGGGCTTTTCGCCGAGTGCATTCTGACTGCAGTGCTGCTGGTAGTGCAGAATGAAAACCTTTTGCGGTACAAACAAGTCCGGACCGTACCGAACCTTTTCGGACGCCAGGAAGTGCTGGAGCGAGTTGGTGACTGACGCCACCTGACTCTGGATAGCCTTGAAGTATTTGGGAAGGACGTTCCAGATGTCCTTGTCACTGTACTTGCTTGCATAGTCTAGATACGCCCGCAGACACTTGCACAGAATCGTGGGAATTTCCACCTCGAGTTTCTTTTCGAGATGTGGGTCCGAATCGTTGTCTGCAATCTGACGACCAAAGTTGATTGTCACCAAACGACGCAAGATGGACCCTGAATTGTCCTTCCAGTTTGGAACCTCATTTCCGCCGAGAATACCGGGCGTCTTCCACTGAAACGTCAGAGCCGTGTCAAACTTGCGTGCGATACTCACATCCTCACCGGACACGAGTGACTGGAACTCTGCCTGTTCGAGTTGAAGATCACCCTTGACTTCAGGGCTAATAAACATGAAACCGTTATAAATGCTCGAAAGCCCAAACTTCTTTTCGATGTTGTTCGAAAGCACCGAAACATCCTCCGTCTCGTAAAACTTGCGACACACCTTGGTGATGAGCGTAGACTTGCCCGACCGGGCGATACCCTTGAGGAAAGGGATAACCTGCCAGCCGTCAATCTCATTCACGTCAAAACACAGACGCCCCATGAACACATAGACCCACTTTGAAACCTCCGGTTCAAGCTTCTGGTAATCGAGCACACGCTGCATATTAGGTGTAGGAATATCCCACCAATCTTGCAACTCGTCGTACGGATTGAAAGGGGCATCAAAGTACTTGCAACTCACAATAGTCGGATCAAGCTCGTGAAATTCGTGAGAATTATAGTCATAAAACTTAATCTTGTACTTTTCACCGTCCCAATCCTTGCCGATCAAGAGACCGTTCTGGAATGACCAAACGTGCCGATCTTTCTTAATCTCTGGAAACTGAAAGTCCTTGCAGTTAGTCATGTGCTTGACTACATCAGACACGAGATTCCCGCGGCTCGTGAGGTTTTTCCACATCTCAGGCTCATCCTCCTTTTGCGTGACGTCATACACGTAGTCCTTGATGTCCTTGACGATACGCCACGCACGCGTGTTGCGAATCTGGATGCAACACTGACCCTTGTAGCGGCGGTACCCTTCGTCGTACGCACGATGGAGCAGGTACAACAGAAGCTTTTGGTACGGGGTCATGTCCTCGTCATCCTTCAAGCTCATGTCGGTGTTGTCTATCGCGAGAGTCGGGTTGTTGACTCGGTTGTGCCGGCGTTCCCAGATGCGGTACTGTTCAAACATCTCCTTGCGATCCACAATCAGACGCCGAACTCGAAATTCAAGAGTAAATTCATCTCCGTTGATGTCTTTGCTTGCCGTCTTGTTCAGATTCAGCGACTCGATCCGAGTCAGAAGAGTCCGACAGCTGTTGATAAATCGATCCTTGCGAATTTTGATATGTTCCTGATCATAATTTATGGGGTACTGATCCTGGTCCCTCTCCTGAGTCTCTGGGAAAAGGACAAACGCCCACATCTTTTCAGATGCAAGCGTATTTCCGCGAATATCAAAACCAGCATCCTTTTCTGCTTTTGAAATACAAGTTTCAAGCTCGTCGACTGTCCAAGTGTTAATTTCATTTGTCTGATTTGCAATTCGAATTTCTTCTTCATGTTCGGGTGTTACATCTTTTTGAATTGTGTGGACGCGCCGACTTGCCATTATTGAAATCACGCGAGACTTTTTTAAGGCTCCATAGGCTCTTAGACAACTAGAACCGAAATTGTCGACAGTCGCTTCGCGACTGGTTTTTAGGCAGGAGCCTCAATTCCAACTGGCGTCACAGGAACCATCTTGTTTAGAGCTGCTACAATCTTGACCAAAAGTTTGTTGTGCATCTCGAGCTGGAGGGCAATCTTCTCGGTCGCATCCTTGGTTCCTGCCAGAATGGTTGCAATTGTCTCGCCATCCTCGGTGGCGAGCAGGCTCGCGAGCGCCTCGAGCATATCGGGACCATCCTCAAAGTCCTCCTCGTCGAACTCATCCTCCTCGTCCTCCTCTGGGGGTGGTGGCATTGGGGTCTTTGGGGGCAGTGGGCGGCGCTGAGACATTTGTACTAATGATGTAGAAAATAGGTCTCAATTAAAATCGCGAGTAATACTAAAATGCCTGGTGGAGCTTTGCTTCAACTCGTCGCTTACGGTGCTCAGGATGTGTTCCTGACTGGCAAGCCAACAGTCACCTTTTTCCAGTCCGTGTACAAGCGCCACACCAATTTCGCCATGGAGGCAATTCCCCAGACTCTGGCTGGACAGCCCAATCCCGGCGGGCTCGTTTCCGTGACGCTGGCACGCACCGGTGACCTGATTGGCGACATGTGGGTCGTGCTCCAGCCTACGACCACCTCTTCAGCTCAGCTGACATCGAACAACAACGTCGCTGATATGTGCTGGGTCGCCGAGCGTGCTTTCAACTCTGTGGAACTCTTTATCGGTGGTCAGTCTATTGACAAGCACTACCAGCTGTGGTTCCGCCTGTACGCTGAGTGCTTCCTGGACGAGTCCAAGAAATACAATTACGGAAAGCTCACTTCGCTGCCCGTGCCTAATAACGTCAACCAGACCTCTACCGGTTACGTGTACCTTCCCCTCATCTTCTTTTTCAACCGCAACCCAGGTCTGTTCCTGCCACTGATTGCTCTGCAGTACCACGAGGTCCGTATTGATTTCACACTGACTGCTTCATATGCCAGCTATTTCGGAGCCAATCCCCCAGCCGTCTGGGCAAACTATGTCTACCTGGACAAGGAGGAGCGTGACAAGTTTGCCACCAAGAATCAGGAGTACCTGATCGAGCAGGTCCAGTACGTGAACGGTGACCCAGTCGGAACCTCGACCGAGAATACACCAAGCGTCATTCGCATCCAGTACAATCACCCAGTCAAGGAGCTCATCTGGGTCTACCAGAATCCAGCACCAAACTCAAATCCCAACGCCATGTGGAATTTCTCATCAAACGTCGCAAACGTGAATGTAACTATTGACACTAACAAGCTGGCTCAGTCTGGTTCCCTGTGCCAGCCCCACAACACAGGCTGCCCAAATCTGTACATTCCATCAACTCTTTCTTCGCCACTTATCAATTACCAGGCAAGCGCCCCTCAGCAGTGGGCATCCGTGTACCTCCAGTCCAACGTGCTCACCGGCAACGTTCTGTGGGTCGAGGCTGGTCTGCCTCAGTACGGCACCGCTAACGTCACGTACGGTCAGGAGGTGGGTCCTCTGCACAAGTTCAAGCTGATTCTGAACGGCACGGATCGTGCTGCCGAGCAGTACGGCAAGTATTACAACCAGTACCAGCCTTACCAGTACCACACTGGTCACCCATACCCAGGAATCTACATTTATTCCTTTGCCGTCAAGCCAGAGGAGCTTCAGCCAAGCGGCGCTTGCAATTTCAGCCGCATAGATATGGCTCAGGTGGCTGTCAGCCTCAAGACGGGCATGCCTTCCCTGAACCAGCAGATGTTTGCCGTGAATTACAACATCCTGAGAATTGCATCCGGAATGGGTGGTCTCGCGTTTGCCAACTAAATTTTTTTCTTGGGATATAGTACAAAATGGCCGGTGGACTTATGCAGCTCGTTGCTTATGGCGCTCAGGATGTGTATCTGACTGGTCAGCCCAAGGTGACCTTTTTCCAGGCTGTGTACAAGCGCCACACCAACTTTGCTATGGAGAACATCCAGCAGACGGTGAACGGCACCCCCTCCAACTCTGGTCGCGTGTCCGTGACCATCGCCCGCAACGGCGACCTGGTCGGCAACATGTACGTGCGCCTGCAGCCAACTCAGCAGAACTTCTCTAACCTGACCTCGACCGGTGCCAACATCGACATGAACTGGGTGGCTGAGCGTGCCATCGCCGCCGTTGAGCTGACCATCGGCGGTCAGCGCATCGACAAGCACTACCAGACCTGGTTCCGCCTGTACGCTGAGTGCTTCCTGGGCGAGTCCGACAAGATCAACTACGGCAAGATGGCATCCAGCCTGTCACCAAACACTGACAACACCAACGTGAACAGCGTGTACCTGCCCCTGCTGTTCTTCTTCAACCGCAACCCAGGTCTGTTCCTGCCACTGATTGCCCTGCAGTACCACGAGGTCCGCCTGGATTTCGACCTGACTGCCTACTTCACCAACTACTTCGGCGCCAGCTCCCAGGTGTTCGAGGTGTGGGCCAACTACGTGTACCTGGACACTGAGGAGCGTCGCCGCTTCGCCCAGAAGGGTCACGAGTACCTGATCGAGCAGGTGCAGCACACCGGTGGTGACTCCATCACCGCCACCGGCAACCCAGGCGCCCAGACTGTGCGTCTGTCCTTCAACCACCCAGTGAAGGAGCTGGTCTGGTGCTACCAGAACACCGTGTCCACTGCTTACAACAGCCTGTGGAACTTCACCGGCGGTTACGCATCCAACGTGAACGTGACTTGCGCACCCAGCCCAATTTTCGCCCCAGGTGCTCTGCCCCACGATTTGGGCTGCCCACGCCTGTACTCCAACGCCCTGGCTCTGCAGGGTCTGGTTACCGCCGCTCTGACCTCCAACGTCGGCTGGATGGAGGAGTCTTCCGGCAACGTGGCATCCGCCACCCAGCTCAGTGTGGAGGTGGGTCCCCTGTACAACTTCAAGCTGGTGCTGAACGGTCAGGACCGCTTCAAGGAGCAGACCGGCAAGTACTTCAACCAGTACCAGCCATTCCTGTACCACACCGGCACCCCCTACCCAGGCATCTACGTGTACTCCTTCGCTCTGCAGCCCGAGGAGCACCAGCCAACCGGCACCTGCAACTTCTCTCGCATTGACAACGCCCAGGTGGCTATCAACATGAAGAGCGGCTACACCACCCCCCTGCAGAAGATGTTCGCCATCAACTACAACATCCTGCGCATCCAGTCCGGCATGGGTGGCCTTGCCTTCTCCAACTAAACGGACCAAGTACGTAGTACTTGTGACGCTCGCAATTTTATATTAAAATTAAAAATAGCCCCTCGGGGCGGACTTCGGTCCCAAGAACGCCGTTCGCGTCCCTGAGATTGAAATTTAAAGAATAAAAATAACAGATGGTGACTATAGTCACAAGCCACTGGAAGGAAGATCTCACATGGCTCAAGAATTCCGAGTTTCCAGTGGTTCTCATAGACAAAGAGGGTGCAGACCCCACGTGTTTTGAACCAGCATACGTCATCCCAAATAAAGGAAAAGAAGCCTCAGTTTACTTGAAATTCATCATAGAGAGGTACCATGACTTACCGGATTATGTAGCCTTTATTCACGGTCACGAATATGCGTGGCATCAAAGACAGAATATTTTAGAACTCATACGAAACGCAAATATAGAAAAACATGGTTTTATTTCACTTAATAGCGTATATAAAGACTGGTGGATTTGCGGTGCAATATATCCATTTGCAAATGTATGGGAAATTTATTCTGAAAATAAGATGTACATTTTTGAAAATATACCTGCATCCGCTCAATTTATTGTTTCAAAGGAAAGAATACTTTTAAATTCAATGGAAATATATAAAAATTTGTATGATATGATAATGACTAATGAAAATTTTATGATAATGACTAGTCAAAATATTTCATTCGATATTCCCTTTATTTTTGAAACCTGTTGGCATATACTATTTGGAGAGTCGAATTTTTATAATATTCCATGCGATATATTCAAAATACCTTTACACATTACAGAACATTTGAAGTTTAAAAATAAAGAAATTAAATACCAAGTACCAGACGATTTGTTTTTATTACCCTTAGAGCCATATATTCACTGGTCGAGTAAAAATTAAGTCTGTACACTTAATAAGGAATGGCAGGTGGCTTTTTTCCAGGTCGCCCCTTTCGTTTTAACATAAAGTGCATCATATTCACAGCGGTTTTAGCCGCCGGATACTGGTACCTTCCCCACAAGAATCCATGGGTCCTTTCGTTTTTAATTTGGTTTCCATATATTGCGCTCGCATGGTACGACTGGACATATAAGTGTCAGGATAAACTGCAGCCAACTATAGTCCCATTCGGGCGGTACGTTTGGCTGCCTTTCAAACCCCGTGGTTACAAGGAGGAATTTAATCAACTTCCCCCGGAAAAAATTGAGGCTATGAATAAACTTGATCACCTTGTGGGATGGACTCTCGTAGCTGGTCTCATTACCTGGAAACTACTTTCCAAGTCCCGCTAAGTGCTGAAAATTCCTCTTCGATTACATATGAACAAAAGTCTGGATCAAAGTTCGGACTACAACAAAAGACATCCAAGTAGATTCTGTTGTGTTCTGGATACGTGTGAGCGCTAAAGTGACTCTCGGAAAGTACTAGAACTCCCGTTGCCCCATGGGGCTCAAATTGGTGAAAAGCTCGGGACACGACCGTGAACCCACACCTTTCAGCGATTCGAATCATAATTCGTTCGAGATGGTACGCTCGAGACACCCAGACGCCATCAATGTGTCCGATGAGGTGCTTCATTTTTTATTTCACTACTTTTGTTTTTAATACTGCTGGGACATGCTCTTCCACCCCGAAACGAGCAAAACCACGAAAGCAATCAGGAACATCAGACCAAAATAGTTTTGATACTGGGTCTTCATATTGGTGCGAGCCTGAGCAAAATTGGTAATTGCAAGGGCGGCTGTCAGCATGAGAAGAAGAATTAAGAAACCCGTGTCAACTGCTGACATTTATAATATAAATATATAAAAATGGAGGGTCTGACGGGTCCTGCACTCGTCAAGGCGGTCTCTGTCTCGATGCCTGGTTCAAATGTATCGAGTATTCTTGACAGAACAAATGAAATACTTAATGATCGTGTATTCAAGACCCTTAAGTATGACACATATGATACAGTGCTTCACCTGATTGAATACCTTTTAACATATGACCTGACTGAGGAGAATATGTTCAAGATTTTGTGTATGGTTGTCGACGACATGTCCTTCCCCGAAGACATGAGAAGAGACGTTTTAAAATTCACTCACTCTGAAATGTTGAATTCTGTTTCAAAATTCCTAAAAAAGAAACCCAAGGTGTCTTGGTTCAAGAGGGTACTATGCTGTTCCAGTAAAATATGAGGAAAACACCCATGACAACGAGGGTCAATGAGTTGACGATGGCAACCGAATTCTTACGGGTATCTCCCTCCAGCATGGGCTGGACACCCAGGACAATCAGTAACATGGCTATCACGATAAGGATGGAATCTCCCAACATTTATTAGTTAAGGATATTTTTTTTAAATATTAATATGGAATTTGCATACATTGACCCAGCACATGCCTTATTGGAACTTACTCGGGGAAATTTCGATTCAATTTTTAATGAACTTATTACACAGACGGCTGCGACTACAATTGTCCCCGAACCATGCGAACTCGACGAGTCCTGGAAAAACTTTGAAAAGGATCTCTGTAATTTTAAACTAAAATTCAAACAGACTTCACAGGAGCTAAGTCAGAAAGTAGCTGAGTTGCGAGATTTAGAGAAAAGTTCTCAAATTTCGAAATTGATTATTGAAAATGTGGATTCAGACGACTTAAAGGCACAACTGGTGTCTGTATTAGACAACTACGAGTCCGAAAAGGGTCTGCATGCCCTGACTCAACAATGTGGGAAACTCAAAGGGCAGGTTGAAGCGATGAATCAGGTACTGCAGAATACAAATGCTGAGAGGTACGCTCAGTTCACGTGTTTTATATGCATGGAACGTAATATTGAGTTATTTATTGACCCATGTGGTCACGTTGTGTGCGAGTATTGCTGGTCGCAAACCCGGGACAAACGTAGGTGTCCGGGGTGTCGCACGTTGGTGATTGGTGCAGGTGTGAAGAAAATTTTCACTATTTGATGCTCTCATAGCACAGTGGTAGTGCGTTTGTTTAGTAGCGAGGAAACTTGTTTCCGATCGCCAATCAGCAAAAGGTCCTGAGTTCAAACCTCAGTGAGGGCAGCATTCATAGTCTAACGGTTATGATAAAACCCTTCCAAGGTTTAGACCCGGGTTCGACTCCCGGTGAATGCAGCGGTTTCATAGTATAATGGTTAGTACACGGGACTCTGAGAGCGAGCCTACGGCTCACCCGGGGGACCATCCCGTAATGGGAGTTCGATCCTCCCTGGAACCTCTTGTCTGACCTTAGCTCAATTGGTAGAGCGAAGGACTGTAGTCGTTAGTAATTATCCTTAGGTCGCTGGTTCGATTCCGGCAGGTCAGACTGACCTAAGCAAGTCGTAAAACTGCTCCGTGCTCCTGTAACTCAGTTGGTAGAGTGTGAGGCTGTTAGGAGAGGTGCTTGCACCTCGACACGTGGGACCTCAAAGTCGCAGGTTCGAAACCTGCCGGGAGCGATTTTTTCAAGTGCAACACATTTGAAAAAATCGCGTGTAATTATAAATGTTTAAGATAGTGAAAGTATTTTTCACTCGTAAAAAGAGTCCCAGTCCTGCGACTAAACGAAATGCTAATATAGAGAGAAAGTTCAAACGTTATTTGAAGAATGGTTATTCCATACCTCAGGCGCGTTACTGGTCACGGTTATAAAGAGGTGAAACTTATTAAACTTAAATGGCGGTTCGACTTGTAGATTCCATGCCACGCGGTGTAAACGAAGGCGATGCTGCTATCGTTCAGGCGGCGCGTGTGTCGTACGGTGCTGGAACCAAGTCTGTGAGTGAAGACCGTGCACTCATCCGCTATCTCATGCGTCATTGGCATACGACGCCGTTTGAGATGGTTGAATTTAAATTTCATATTCGGTGTCCCATTTTCATAGCTCGTCAGTGGCTTCGGCACCGTACGGCGAGCGTGAATGAATTGTCCGCACGTTATTCCATAGTTCCAAGTGATTACTTTTTACCCGATGAATTACGTAAGCAATCTACCACGCGTGTTCAGGGTGGGGAGGAAACTTTCAGCGAGGGCGAGAGTCTTCTGGCTCAGCAAAAGGCTTCATGTGACCTGGCATTCCATACATACGACGAAATGATCAAAAAGGGAGTCTCCCGGGAACTGGCTCGGACCCACCTGCCCCAGAGTACCTTTACTGAATTTTATTGGAAAATTAATCTTCATAACCTCCTTCACTTTTTGGAGCTTCGTATGGAGGAACATGCTCAGAAGGAAATCAGGGACCTCGCAAAACAGGTCTATGAATGGATACGTCCCGTGTGTCCCATGACGTGTGAAGCATTTGAGGACTTTCGACTCGGGTCCGTCACACTGAGTCGTCTTGAGGTTCAAGCAATTTTGAATCAAAAATCAGAAATACCTGGCAAGGGTGAGAATCAAGAATTTCAGGATAAACTTTCCAAGATTATGCCTTTTAAAATCAAAGATGGGTGCTCCTCTTAAATAAAAAGTAGAGTCTTCTAAAACTACTTAGTCATCTTGAATATACGCGCTCTTACACCAGTCAGTTTTTTCTTCTTTGGCTGGGCGGTAGAAGGTACGTTTTCTGGTCTGAGACTCATGAAGCTTGTCATGAGTGGATCTAATCTACCTGCACGATTTGGTGTATTCACGGCTGGTCTCATGACGACGCTTCCATTTCCAGCGCCCTCGGTATGCTGGAGTGCTGCGTTAAGAATAAGACCCTGGTTACGAGGGGGTGCTTTGTACTGACGGAGAGCTGGTAAATTTGCTGGAAGAGGTATATTCACGGATTTATGGGTCTGTTGCCGCGCAGCCTTGACAGCCTTGAGTGCGTTGTTCAGGTTTTCCTGCTCAATCAAACCAGCGCGCAAAAGTGCATTCACTTTTGCAAGAGTCACGCCTTCACGGTTTGAATACGCTTTCTTTGCCGCCTTATTATGAAGAATTTCACCCATAAATGCACCTGCATTTGTGCGTTTACGGCTCGTCGCGTTTTTATTAAGTGAAAGTTTGGGAACGTTTGCGTTCTGACGTTTTATCTTTGATATTATACCCCCGACGAGTCTCGAAATAACCTTTTTGTCCTCGTTGTCCTGATTGATTATTTTGTGTATTATGCGAGTTACTATACCCTTGACGTATGCCTGGTTTTTCTTGTTCTGGTTATTGTTAGCGCGAGGAGGCAATGGTGGAAAGGGAGACAAGAGACGCGCTGGTGCGCGTGGGGGGGATCGTCGTGCCCGTATGGGTAAAACCTGGCTAGCTCTGGTATAAATCTCACCCGGTTCGAGACCAGGCATGCGCGTCGGTTCCGGGAATCCATTCATTCTCCATGTATTTGCAAGGGTCTCACCTGGGGCGACGCGGACCGTAGTTCTCTTACCGGTGCGTCTGTTGTTGTGTACATACGTCTTCCAGCGGTTGTTTCCGACCGTCATGGTATATCTTCTAGTTGTGACCCAGTTAGGTGGCGCGCCGCGGTTCACAGGCGCGTTTGGGGGTGGTGCGGGTAGTGGCATCGGCGTCGACCGTTTAGCAGTTGGTCGTTTAAACATATACTAGTAGGTTAGAATTTTGTGGGGATTACACTCTGGGAAGAAATAAGAAATTTCATCTTGTCTTGGGTTCTTTGTTGGAAAAACATGAAGATGAATACGATGAGTGGAAGAGCTCTAAGCTCTCCCAGACTTTTATGGTCATACCCTGAAACGCCATCGAGTGGGAAGGGAATCTTCTTGATGAGTCCCCGAGAAAGATAGATGAGCGCGCCTATCAGGGCAAATTGGAATGCCACCTCTATGAATGTACGCCACTTGGTCTTTGACTGGTCGAGATTTGGTGTAATCTTATCAAGCCAGTGGGAAAACAAAAAGGCGAACACGAAACTCAGGAGTCCGACATATGCAACTCCCAGAAGTCTAACAAGTTGGATCATATCTACTAGTGTTAAAGAAAAAAGATGTAGTCTAGATGGGGGGAGTCCCCCAATGTCCCTGTAACTCAGTTGGTTAGAGTGCGAGTCTTATGAACCAGTTACGTAGTAACTGTGACCCTAAGAGGGAACAGTCGCTTCGCGACTGACTACGGTAGCTCGACGCCGCGGGTTCGAGCCCCGCCAGGGACATCTAATAATAGTTGAAATTAGTCATACTGTATCCTGTTCTACCAAACATATTAGCATTTGCGTTAGCGCGCCGCCGGGCTGCTTCATTGTTCTGCTGTTTTTGCAGACGAATTCTTTCGTTATTTTGCTGTTTCCAGCGTTTTCCCTCATTCGTGAGCAAGTATGCTGCGTGCTGGTTTGCCTTGCGCCGGGCATTTGTCTGCCGTGCCTGACGCGCGGCAGCGGCATTGTTATTCCGTTTTTTTAATTCAGGTTTTATGTTGTTATACGCAATCTTCAATTTATTCATAAGATATGCGTTGCGAAATGGTACCAAGTTTGGTGTCCATAGAGGGCTTCCTCTTACATGTCTAATAACGTTCAAGGTGTATTTTTTACGTCTGTCTATATTTTTATTAAATAGCGCACTTTCAAGATATAATATTGCAAGCTTATTATTTAACAATAATTGAGCTCGCCGCCGACGACGGTTTTCCGAGTTGGCATTTGAATTTTTCTTGAACAAAGCCATTTAGTAATATTTAAAAATATTTTTTCCAGGCTCTGTGGCGAAATTGGATATCGCGTGGGACTTCTAGGGCGAAACATTGTTTCACCCGGTGCCATCCCGAGATTGCGGGTTCGACCCCCGCCAGAGTCGCGCGCATCAGTGTCCGAGTTGGTTAAGGAGGCAGACTTAAGTCTCAGAAAGGAACAGTTTCTACGAAACTGACTAGATATCTGCTGCTCGTATGAGCGCATGGGTTCGAGCCCCATCTGATGCATTTTAATAATTAATAAATAATAATGGAGTGTCCAGTGTGTCTGGAACCTTTATCAGGAACTGTTGTGCACTTGGGATGTTGTAATAACCAAGTGCACATACAGTGTTATCTCCCAAAATGTCCTTTGTGCAGAGCAGAACTCCCAGTTCCTAGACCTGTTCAGCCCACTCATACCATAGTACCTGTTCCCGTCACTTTTATAGAACAAAATCAGCAGGTCCCGCGCCGAGTTTTAATAATAAACATGCTTTTCGGGTTTGCATTACTTGGGTGTGGATACGCTATTTTTGTTACCCAAAAACCTTGAATATAAGTATATGGAGTTTATAAAATATATATGGGACTCTGACAATGTTGCACACGTCACGCTCGTCGTGAAAGATTATCCAGCGGAGGGAGTCGCCCTAGACGATCTTAAACCGATGATTCATGAGATTCGTGAGAAATCGGCAGGTATGATTATCAAGGCTGATTTAGCAGGCGCGGGTATTGTCTCAATTGACAGGTTTAAACTTATAGTGAAAATTGTCAGGGAGGTGGTTGATTATACACGCGACGACAACATTCTGAGACAGATTCAGTTTGTAAATACAGGCTTTATTTTCAGGACTCTCTATGGACCTATAAGTTTTGCCATTCCCAAATATTTCCGCGATATTGTCGTATTTTTATAAAGTATGTTTCTTGTAGATGGCAAGTGTGGATTGGTTGCGGTTTCAGCCGGATCAGGATGCCAAGATTCTCTACGTGGACATCCTCGTCGGGCGTCTCATAGAGCTTCAGCCGAGCACGACTGAAGCGACGGATGAGTTTTGTCAGGAACTTTATCCAGTCCTTGACCAAATTCAGAACTTGTGTATTCAGCATGGATTAAAGCAAGTGTGTTCGGCTGACCTATCGGATGTGCAAGTCAAAAAGATAAAGCCTATAACCATGATGCGCATTATATGGAACATCTATGAACACACCAAAAATTGTATTTTACTTCAAAATTGCCAGGTATCCGGAGGGGGTGTCATTTTCAATACACTGGTCGAGGCGGTCCGTGGGTTCCTCCCACCATTCATGAGAAACCTCATCACGTTAATTCCAGATCAAAATTGTGTTGAAAATATATAGATGAAGGCTTTGATCCTTTTGATAGGGGAAAGCTTTAGGGGAGGTGGATGGCTTTCCCGGACAAGAGGCGACCCCTCTTCTTATAAAGAACAAAAAGAGGCGTGTATGAGTCATGTCAAGTTCATGGAAGACACAAATCTAGACGCGGAAATAATCATTGTTTCGTACGACACGCCTTATACACAGGAGATGCTCGACTGGTACAAACCTCGACTTGTAAAATGGAAGATTTTTGAAGGGAGAGCTATAGGATTTAATGCGATATATCGTCAAGCTATAGACCTTGTAGAAGATTGGGACAAGTATGATTTTATTCATTTTTTTAGAATAGATTTGTTCCTCAAGCCCTATTTCACTGAGGTGTTCCGTCCTTCCGATAAGATAACATATTCATTTGTAAACGATCCTCTTCCTCTACTCGAAAACTTTCCACGGTTAAACGACATGATGCTTTATGTGCCTAAAAAGCATTTCGGAATTTTACAAAAGCGCATAATCCTCTTACATGATTTGTGGGTATGGGGGGTTATCCAACGGTGTCATATCACCAAGGACGTGGCGGTCTATATTGATAGCATCCACGAGTCCAACACACAACGATGTTGGAACCCTCTTTTTAGAATAGTAAATAGACCGGAAAGCTCTATATGCACATGGGAAGGTTGGCGTACACCCGGGTTCTGGAAATACCCCGTGTTAATTGATGAATAAAAATTTCATTATGTATTTTAATGAGGGTGGTGATTCTTTGTGGAGGAGCCGGAACCCGTTTTGAGAATGTGTACCCCAAGCCACTCAATCTCATTAACGGAACTCATATGATTTGGTATGTTATAAACAACCTCAAGTTCACTCATTTGACTATAATTTATAACAAAAATATGGATGTGTACAGCTTTCCCGCATATCTCAGTAAGACATTCCCCTCGATAACCTTCGAATTTATACGTATAGATTTTCAAACGAGAGGACCAGCCGAAACCCTTTATGTGGGGCTCAAAAACGTGGTCGATGATCAAGAACAAGTGTTGGTGCTCGATAACGACAATATATACACGGGACTCGATGCGTGTCCAAAAGGCAACTTTGTGCTAGCGACCCATAACAATACGGGGTTTGATCACTATTCGTTCCTTAAAGTCGAAGACGACAAAGTTCTATCTATTCATGAAAAGACGAAGGTTTCAGACACTATTTGCATAGGAGGCTACGGGTTCGAAAGCATTGAGACATGCCGTAAAGCCTGTTATCAAGTCATAACTGATGATACTACTGAGAGCTTTCTGTCAAAGGTGGTGCAAAAAATGATTGAAAATCAGCACCTGGTCAAGTCAGTGTTTTTACCAGATGCTTTTTCAATTGGCACGGAACAGGAGATTATTGCAAATTCATCTAAAATTCCACAAAAGAAACTCAGAGTGGTCGTGGACCTGGATAATACGCTCGTAACTATGGGTGATGTTTATTCAAACGTCGAATCGGTCACTCACATGGTCAACTTTGTTCGCCACCTCAAGTCGGAAGGACACGAGGTGATCATTCACACAGCGCGCGGGATGGTCACAGCGGCTGGAAACGTCGGTAAACTGATCAAGAACATTGGTGCCGTTACACTTGAATCACTCGTAGCCCTAGACATCCCTTATGACGAAATTGTTTTTGGAAAACCATACGGTGACATTTACATCGATGACAAGGGCTTCAACACCTATCAAATAGATTTGTTCAAGGACATGGGGTTCTATACCTATCGTAAAAGCCTCGAGTTCAAATTTGGCACGAATAGATATAACCGCATAATTAGGATAGGACGGGACAAGATTATGAAAATTGGTCCAAATATGGAGGGTGAAATATATTTTTATAGAAATATCAAGAGCCCTCTCTTCCCGACGGTTTTTTCGTATGATGCCACCTCAATCACCACCGAGTTTGTGAATGGTACGAGTTTAGATAATCTTTATTCCGAAAACTTACTTAATGGTAAAATCCTCAAAAATCTCATCGAGACAACCAGAGAGTTTCACGCCATGACTTTTGATGATGGGGTTGTGATCAGCCCGGCAGATGTATATGATCACTATATGGGCAAATTCGAGGAGCGCGCTAACCAGAGAGACTGCTATCCGTTTCCAGATTTTGATGACGTGTATATAGAGCTAAAGCAAATTATTCAAGATGAGTTTTTGAACTTGCCAATAAACAATGTTATTCACGGTGACTTGTGGTTTTCTAACATAATTCTCTATAAAGGAAAATTCGTGTTTGTCGATATGCGCGGAAAGTTTGGAAAATTACTCACAGTCAAAGGGAATGTCATGTACGACTGGTCCAAAATGTACCAGTCAATTGTTGGGCTTGACATTATTTTAAGCCGCGACGAGGTTCCACAAACGCGCCTCGATGATGAATTTTTTCAGATTCTGAATTTTAATAAAGAAGATGTTCAACTCCTCAAGCACATGACGGCATACACAATCTTTTGCACGTTTCCTTTCTACTGTGAAGACGTGACCCAAAGCCAAAAAGACAAAGTATGGTCGCTTGTCAAAACAAACTTAAAAAGGGAGAGCTTATAAAATTCAAGGAATGACCGATCTCCTCGTCTTTTATCCACAAGGTAAACGCTTGTGTATTGAATTTCTTGGAGCAAAGTACATTGAGCGCCAGCCCAAGACGCCCCAAGAGGCACTTGATTTTATGAATGAAATCAAGCCAATCGTTCAACAACTAGATGATTATGTGATTCAACACAACCTGAAAGAGGTTATTGAGTTGAACCTCAAGGGTGTTCCAATTTCAAAACTAAATTCAGATACTGCCATTCACCTCATGGAACTCATGGTGAAGATTCGTCCTGACAAGGGGATTCTGGAAAAGATTCGCATCACGAATACAAATCCTGTGTTTAACATGGCTTACAAGGCGGTCAAGAGTCGACTTCCTGGTCGGGTTTCGAGTATTGTTGAATTTGAAACAAATTCTAAATTTTTTTAGTGCGTTAAATATATGACGAAAAGCGAAGAGCTTCGTTGGCATCCTGACGAGCAGGAATTTTTGGCAAAATTAGAACAGCAATGTAACACCTATTATGATCATCATAGCAAGGATCACTTGTTCTATTCTAAACTTGCGTCAAAATTTAATATTCCAATTTTGATTATATCGGCAATTAATGCACTGACAGCCGTGGGACTAAACTCCTTTATTGCACAGGAATTTGTGAGCGTTCTCAATGCGATATTGTCAGCCGGGACAGGTGTGCTCGGGTCGATTCAATTGTACATGAAAATTAATGAAAAGATGACCAATGCTCTGCGCGCCTCGATTCTCATGAAGCGCCTGGCACTCAAGATTTCCAAGGAGCTGAGTATCGCACCCGAGAACCGCGTCACCGATGGACAGGCGTTTTTGGTCGATTGTTTTTCAGAGTTTAACACTGCACTCGAACAGGGAAATCCTATTGAAAAGGATTTGCCTAATCACCTGGCATTTACTGAGCTTCCCAAAAAGGAGAAATTTAATTTACTGAATATGGCGGCTGCTGCTGTTACCGGATCCCCTCGGAAAAGTTCGACCGATTTTAATTCATCACATGGAAACTTGTCACGTCTCGGGGAGCCTCGCGCCAAAAGGCTTTGGGGTCTCGCTGGAACAGTTCAAACAATCTCTCATTTTCCTCACGGATCATCGTCTCCTTCTCGTCAGACCGGATCAAGCCAGGGGGGAGCGACTCCAGAAGAACAGGATGTAGAGCTTGGAGCTCGGGGCTCCTAAGCGTGGCAACCATAAACGCCACGTCTAAATCCAGACCTGTTTGTTTCTCCCGGATCCAATAGTGATCGCACGCCTCTTTCGTCTCTGGAATCACACAAAACCCCTTGATCATTTCAGTTTCAAATTTTTGCTGATCAAGAGATTTTTTCAAAAGAGCGACGTGGTGTACGATACTTCCGGATACGTTATGGAGCTTGAGACGAAGTGCAAGGCGTTTGACGGTATCCTCCATATTAACAACTAGCAAAAATATCTTTATGTACTGTAGAGATGGCACAGGTGACCTTTACTATGCCAATCGATCTTCCAGCCCTCAAGGGTCTGGAAGAACCGAAAAAGTTTGAATTCTCATGGGACTTATTTTTCACTATAGCATTACTCATGGGTGTGGTTGTGGGATTTATTTGGTGGTGGAGATTTTCGAAAAAGAATGCACCCACAAACCCTGACCAGTGTACTCCGGATGGTGCCCCAAGTTCGGGAACGTACGGATCAGACTGCTGTTCAACAAATGGCGTGGATTCAGATGGAAACTGTCGCTCAAAGAGTCCCATGGGAGTCCCCCCATATGGTATGACGAATAGTGCTACACCAGATTACACTACAAATGCACAGTACACCCCAGCACCTATACCGACCCCACCCATTCCGTATGTGACTCCATAAACATCTCAGAGTATAGTAAATGAATGTACCTATCCCTTCACATAACTGGAAATATATGGTTGGATTTATAGTCGGACTCATATTGGCATTCATAATTATGATTATAATTGCAAATACCGTTCCTGTTTCCCAGCCACCCCCACCCCCTCCTCCCGTCATGACCCAAACCCCTCCTCCCCCACCCTCTATTTCAGGGTATGCTTAAAAAAATAAGACGTTAAATTAACAATGGGGGATGATCCAATCTTGGCGACAAGTACATCCCGCTACACAACCTTTCCTATACGGTACCCGGAACTTTGGGCATTGTATAAGAAAGCACTCGGCAGTTTCTGGACTGTCGAGGAGATTGATCTCGGGTCAGACCTCAAGGATTGGGACCGTTTGTCTGATTCAGAACGCCATTTCATCAAGATGGTCCTGGCATTCTTCGCGGCAAGTGACGGAATCGTCATGGAAAATATCGACCTGAATTTCTCCAAGGATGTCCAGATTGCAGAGGCGCGCTCCTTTTATGCATATCAATCGTTCAATGAGTCTATTCATTCCGAGACGTATTCACTCATGATCGATAAGCTCGTCAAAGACCCCGAAGAGAAGGCACGCCTCTTCCAAGCGATCGATACTGTCCCTGCGGTCAAACGGAAAGCTGAATGGGCTCTCGAGTGGATGGGGAAAGAGGCACCGTTTGCTCAACGCCTCGTCGCCTTCGCGTGTGTCGAAGGAATTTTCTTCAGCGGTTCCTTTTGTGCGATTTTTTGGTTGAAAAAGCGAGGACTTATGCCTGGACTTTCGTTTTCGAATGAACTTATAAGCCGCGATGAGGGTCTGCATCAGGAGTTTGCAGTGACGCTTTACTCTCAACTGAGGGAAAAGTGCCCTTCCAAGGATATTCACAAGATAGTTCAATGGGCATGCGAGGTTGAAAAAGAGTTTATCACGGAAGCACTTCCGTGTAAATTGATCGGGATGGACTCGGGGGAAATGACGCAGTACATTCAGTTTGTGGCTGACCGCCTGATGACTCAGTTTGGGGAACAACCCATTTATAACGCAAAGAACCCTTTCGACTGGATGGAGAATATCTCGTTGGAAGGGAAGACCAACTTCTTTGAGAAGCGGGTCGGGGACTATTCAAAACATATGATTACAGAGGGGGATTCTATTCGATTTGACGAGGAATTTTAGTAAGTGAGTCCCGGAGGGACTCTCTTTTCCGTTCCTGCTCACAGTTGCTGCGCAACTGGTTTCAAGCCTTGACACCCACGCGTCCCAGCAGACCGGGCAGGTACTTCTGGGTCAGCCACAGGACCAGCAGGAAGAACAGGGTGTGCAGGAACAGACCTGCTGGGGTAGCCACGCCCTCGGCGCTGGACACCCAGTTGCCGGCGATGCCGCGCATGAACTTGAAGGTCTCTGGGCTGGACGCAATGGCAAAGGCAACACCGGGAACAATAAGCTGGGACATTTTATATTTACAAAGAAATTAATATGCTGCCAGCCCTTCGGATGATTCACCGCCCATCTCGCGGTGAACCTCGGTCTTGGTGGCGAAGTGGTGCAGGTCGCCGTAGAAAGACACGCGACGCATCAGGAATCCCACCAGCAGGACAAACAGCAGACCGTGCAGGATCAGACCGAACAGCTTGCCTGAGCCTTCGGGGGAGGCAACCCAGTTGCCCGCGACGCCACGGACCACCTTGAAGGTGGCGGGGTGAGCGAACAGCACAAAGAGGGCAAGTGGGATGATGTAGTTGGACAGAGACATTTAATATTTACAAAGAATTTAATTAGTTACCGTGTAGACGATACGGTTCTCCTGGAAGTGCTTATTCTCGGCATCATCCGCATCGTCACGCGTCTCAAAAGTTATACCGCCTTCGGTCATATAGTTCGACTTGCGAAGCTGAGTCATGAGGAACCCAACGACGAGGACGAAAATGAGCGCATGGAAAAGCAGACCTGGGGTAGTGGCAATCCCGGTATTGTCTGCGACCCAGTTACCTGCAACGCCACGGACTGCCTTAAAGGTTGCGGGATTTGCGAGCACCACAAACGCGATGAGTGGAATCAGGGAGCTCATCTTAATATTGGTTTAGAATTTAGTCCAGGTCCGAAGGACCTGTCTCCCCTTCGATCTAAGTTGCTGCGCAACTTGTCTTTCTACTTGGGAGCGACCATGGATGCCAGACCCTGAAGTCCGCTTGCCAGACCAGCCTGTGCCTGCTGAACCACATTCGTGGGGGAAGGGGCGGGAGCAGGGCTGTTAGAGGGACCTGGTGCATAGCCTGACCCACGTGGCATGAACATCATGAGCACCAGACCGGTCAGGAAAACGTATACAAATGCGTGGAGGACCAGACCGGCAAGGGTGGCGACGCCATCGGCGCTCGCGACCCAGTTGCCAAGAATTCCCCGGACGAATTTGTAAGTTGCTGGGTTAGCCACTATGACATAGGTTGCCATGGGAATGAGAGTGGCGGACATTTACTATTAGTATACAAAATTAGTTGCATCGTCCACCGGCACAGGTGTGATAGCATTCATTGCCCGTGTCACACATCTCACCTGCTTGTTTGGGACCATAAAAAGGGCTGCTCTGACGCATTAATATGAAAAGTATAGCGAGAACAATCAGGATGTACAAAAGCTTCATTTATTATTTAGCAGGTTTTAAATATCGCTTGGCTTGAGCTCATAGCCCGCCTGCCACACGAAGTGGCACACGATGACGAAAACCAGGGCGTGAAGGAACAGACCATCGGCTGATGCGAACCAGCTTGAAGGTCTCGGGATTGGCAATTGCGAAAAAAGTAATGAAGGGAATAATCTTCTTCTGAACGTCCATATATAAATTATTTAATAGTTACCCATCTGCCTTAAGTGTTCTCTATACGTTGGCATTGGCACATTTGGTTGTCTAGTCGTAGTCGACGAATTAGAAGAGCGTGTATTTTCGGGCCAATTTTCTGTTATTGGCTCTGGTCTCAACACAGGCTTTTTGTTAAACAGAACATTGAGAGCACCAAGCGCCCGTTTCTTTCTGTCACTATTGATATTTGCACGCGCGTTAATCTTAGTCCTTATATTTGCTTTAAGAGCATTCGAATAATTCACTGGAACTTCGCGGCGGACATTCATAGTGCTTACAATCTTATTGGCTGACCAGATACCTGTAAGCATTCCCTTGCGTGCGTGCCAGACGAGGGTGTTTGCAACCTTTTTTGCAACTTTTTGATTTACGGAGCCCGTCGTGTTTTGTCGGGTGGAGGCGGGCTCAGTCAGTTTTTTTGCTTATTCAAATTTTCCGTTACCATCTTTGAGGCATTATTAGCCGCCGCAGGAGTTGCACCGGCAGCGAGTGTTGCCGCCTTTGCCGCCTGCCTAATTGCATTGGCATTGGCGTTGGGTGGAGCATTCGCAACTGCTGCCGCCGCTGCAGCTTTCGCCGCATTGCTGTTCGCCGTCTGCTCAGTTTTTCCCTGCTGCAGTGCGTTCCTCTTCGCATTGTTAGCGGCATTGTTAGCCTGCTTTAACATATTTCCGGTCGTAGGAGCCTGGCGCTGGTTAGCTGGGCGCTGGTTAGCTGGGCGCTGGTTAGCCGGGCGCTGGTTAGCTGGGCGCTGGTTAGCTGGGCGCTGGTTAGCTGGGCGCTGGTTAGCTGGGCGCTGGTTAGCCGAATTGCTGGCTTTCTTTAAAGCCTTTGCATTAATCTTATTAAAAGCAGCAGTAAGTCGAGCATTATTCAGAGCTATTCCCTTAGCTTTCACAATATTCATTAGTTTGGTTCTGTACGATTCCTTTGCTGCATTGTTTGCAAAGTTTGTAGTATTAATATTCGCAATTGCTCTGTTCAAATTGTTCATAGCGGTCGTTGATTGTTGAACAGCTGCTGCCGCCTCAGTTTCAGGTTTGACACCAAGGTTCGCATCAGCCACAGCGACATTCGCCTTTCTTGCCTTAATAACCGCATTTGCCACTGCGTTGGCAATACGGTTCTTATAACTCATTCCACCAAAAGGACCGATTGGCTTATTGTTGAGTGCCGCGCGAATAGCAGCTGCATTCATGTTTTTTGTCGCATTGATATAGTTAGTTAAAGCACTTCGAAGAATTGCGGTACTGGCGTTATTTTTCGCATTCATAGCCTGAGCGCGGCTAAAGGCTGAACCCATTTCTTACTTTAGGTCAAGTAAAAAATTTGGAAATTTGGCGAGAGTCTACTTGAAAAGTCGACTCTCGCCCAACCGCAGTTAAAGCCCGGGCGCGTGGTACTGGTAGAAGAAGTACAATGGCTCTCCGTATGTTTTCCACTTTCAACGTTTCCGATGTTACTTTCGGCGACATTCGCACCAACAAGAGCGGCGGCAAGACCGTCTATCTGAACGCGGCTGGTGGTGGCAAGCTGATTTTCCAGCTGCCTCAGCTCCGTGCTTTTGTTGGTCTGAGCCCCTTCAAGAATAAGCAGGGCGAGATTCAGTCCTGGTCTCTCCCTCTGAGCCTGGACAAGCCTGAGATTGTCGCGGCGTTCAAGTCACTGGACGAGAAGGCACTGGATTTCATCGAGAAGAATTCTGAGGCTCTGCTGGGCAAGAAGATGTCTCGCGCAGTCCTGATTGAGGGTGACAAGTACAAGCCTATTATCAAGCCTGCCAAGGAGGGGTACTCGCCGTCCCTGAACCTCAAGGTGCTCACAAACTTTGACGGCTCTTTTGGCACCGAGGCGTACAGTGCCGAGCGAAACGCAGTTCCCCTGACTGATTTGGCAAAGGGTCAGACGGTCAGTGCGATCATCGATATCGGCTCGATCTGGGCGAGCCCTCTGGGTGTTGGCGTATCTATCCGGGTCATGCAGGTCATGCTTGCCCCGACGACCAAGCTCAAGCCGTGCGCTTTCCTGCCAGCTGCTGACGAGCCTGTGGTGACTGCTGATGCTCCCGCCTCCGACGACGGCGAGGTTGAGTACGAGACCGAGTCGGACGCGTAAAGCCTGAAGGACCTGGGATAAAATCTTGACAGTGTAATAGAAATGAACAATTGCAGAAATCGAACAAAATTGTATAATGCGCGTTATAAAACAAAAGAGCTCAGACCTATTGGGAAGGGTCGCCAGGGGGTTGTCTTTGTCGTCTCAGAACGTTCAAATGGGTCAAACCCATTTGCCATGAAGGTTGTCCCATTTGACTTGGCAGCTCAGAACCGTAAGGAGGTTCAGCCATCCATAGTTGAATTTAGAAACCAAAAAGCAGCTGCGAGTGCCGCGCCAGGTGGTGTCGTCAAGGTGATGAAGTTTAGAAGGTGCGACAATTTCGTAAATTCATCCCTGATTAATATGCCCAATGTCCAGAATCACAATAGGACCAAACAAGCGATCATGTACATGGAATATTGTGCGGGGGGTGATCTCCTCAATTGGCTTAAAAAACAGCGCACCTTGAATGATGCCACCATGCAACGCATCATCTCAAGTATCCTCAAGACGCTTTATAGGATTCAGAAGGTTTACCCTTATTTCAGACACAACGACTTGCACCTTGCAAACGTTTTCGTCGCAAAGAGGGGTTTCCTTATAGGGGATTTCGGGTGGTCCCGGATAAAGAGAAATGGAACCAATCCCGCAGTCAACACGGCAAATGGGACCAGGACTGCGTCGTACTGGGGTGTCGGACCAAGTACGGATGCTCGCTACGATTCACACCTTTTTTTGAATAGTATGCTCACTTGGATAAAGGACCACGGATCAAAGCGATTCCCTAAGACGATGGAATTCCTGAACTCGGCTGTACCTATAGGATACCGGGGTGACAGAGGTACGTACGTGAATGAATCTCGACTCATTTATGGTAAGCAGTACCCAGGTCTTCCCACGCTCGCCACTCTCTTGCGTACCAAGTACGTGAGCAGCACCAATCAGAACATCCGGAGCGTCGTCAGGCGGAGTGTCAGACGGGTCATCAGGCGTCGACGGGCTGTCCCAGTCAGACGCCCAAAGATTCGCGGTCCCAGCGGACGCATGGTCTATGCAGACGGGTCTGCCATCACGCTGACCTATCTCCGGAGTTTAGCACGCCGGCGACGCATCAACGTGTCTGGTCTGAGAAGTAAGAAGGCAATCGTGGCTAAAATTTTTAGAGTGTAATACTAATGAAGCTCGTGATCATTGGTCTGCTGATAGTTATCCTGGTCGTTTTACTCATGAAAAATCAGTCATTTGCCGCAGCCGATACTGGAGCATCCGGTGCAGACGGTCTTTCGGTCGTGGATAAAGGAAACTTGATCGTGTACGGATCAAAGACGTGTCCCTGGTGTGTCAAGCAGGAAGACTACTTGACAAAGATAGGAATGCCTTATAATTTTGTTGACTGCACTAAGACCAAGTGCCCTGATTTCGTCAACGGATTTCCAACTTTACTTTTGAATAATGAGGTTATGAACGGGTACACTGAGCTTGGACCTGACCTGACCTATCCCGCACCCGCTAAAACTTCACTGCCTTTTTAGAACTTGTACATAGCCAGGGCGAATGCGAGCACGAAAGTGTGCCACAGGGAGTCGACTGGCTTGAGGATGCTGATGTACTTGACCAGGGACTCGTTCCACAGGTAACGCAGCAGGAAGGTGATGAGCACGATCCACACCGAAATGGCGATAATGTTGTAAACAGCCTCCTCGCGAGTCTTGGAACCAAGGATAGAAAGCATCTTTTTATTAAGTATAGAAAAAAAAGAAACTAATAATAAGATGGTAGAGTCCAAACTGGAGAAAGGGATAAGAATTTTAAAAATTCGACAAGCCATGCTGAAGAATGGGATACCTATGAGTAAGTGGCCCGCCTTGCCAAGGTACAACACTGTCAAACGCGCCACTAATAACAATACAAATGTCAAACGTACCAATTCTAAGCACAACCCATATGCGCCCAAATACACATGGGCGCCCTGGGGAACCAAGGGGGTCGTTCACGATAACTGCTACGACTATGCGCTTGGATCATATTCCAACAAGAGAACTGAGAAGAGCGTGCCTGGAATAAAGGCAAAAATACCCTCAAATAAGCTGACATTTACAACATGTGAAGGTATATCAAAACGTGTCCTGGCTGATAACCCTGATACGGTCAAATTACTGAAAAATCCAGATGCAAAGGCGCCAGTTGGATGGTATAAAGTAATGTGCTTTGTCGCCCCTTCAAACAATTTCGGAAACTCCACGGGTGATTTCCATTGGTACAAGGAGATTAGCGCTATCCGGTACAGAACTCGCCCCGGGGACACGGTTCCAGCCCTTGCCAAGTTTTTCCACGTCAAGCCTATAGTGATACGGGCAGCGGCGGCAAAGGCAACTGCGGGTAGTAACAAGAATGATGGGCGTGTCGCAAATGATGAACAAGAATTACGTGTTCTGAATAGACACGTTAAAAATAATAGAAGCGAGCCTTTACCTGTTGGAAAAGTTCTGGATTTCCCAGTGACGCTCTGGAGTCACAAGACGGGATGGGCGGGAGGACCTCTGATTGTTGATGCGTCGGGAAAAACAATAACAGATCCTCGGAAAGCTGATCGTAATTATACGCCTGGGTTTCATTATACCAAGTTCTGTTCGGCGTATATTGTCAAGAGGGGAATGGCAACAACGGGCAACAACGCTAATCGTCTTGGGAAGGTGCCGGCAAACCAAGCTCTGTCAAGACTGTTCTAAGATCTTCGAGAGGATCAATATCGAAGTGAATATCAGTCAACATTCGTCCTGTGTTATTAGGCAAAATAGAACGGAAATCTAAACCAAACCCTTCCATAATTGAATTTACATTTTGACTCAAAAATTCAGTTATTGAACGAGTTCCGTCACCCGTCTTTTCGATGATGAGCCTACACCTATATGTCGGGACATCGAATGGCACACGGCACATGGGACATGTAGGGTCTGGTCCTCGACAGCTGGATTTCCAGCGGTCGAGGCACCTCATGTGAAACTCGTGACCACACCCGAGCTTGCGTGTGTTGTTCTGAGTAGTCATACACGAGAGGCACACGGAACACTGGGGTCCGCTATGTTGCCAACACCGAGCCCCCTCCTCCTTGACAATTTGTCGGCACTCCCTGCCTGATAAAGTTTGTCCACCACACCGTGCCATTAATTTTAACAAGTATTAAACTTTACCCGTACCCCCGCACCCAAATCTTTTTCATTTACTATATTAATGTATACAGTAGTCGGACCTGCTGGAAATGTGTCACTGGGTACAGCTGTACCGGCAATGCGTAAACTCCCAGCCAATCTGAAAATTCCAGACAATTTGAAAAATATAAATACACGCCTATTGTCTTCCAAGAATGCATGGACTGGAAATACGTCAAATATGCTGAACAGAATAAGGAATAACAACTGGCGTCACGCTTCACGAAGTGATATTATCAAATTTATCATATATGCGTACTACGGGGCATTTCATTTGGTGAAATTCTTTGGCGAAGAAAAAGCCAAGGAAGATATTGCTAAATTCCACCACAAATATGCAATCGTATCAAACAGAAATCCTTTAAATACATCCATGATTCCAGTAGGAGTCCTGTGGCGTCGTCTCCAGTCTATTGACGATGACCGGTTTTTGATATCCCTTGCCAAGACTGTTGAGTGGTAAAAAGTCAGTTCCGTGGGACTAGCGCCTTCTTGCCCGAGCTACCTCGGCTTCCAGAGACTTGATGGCGTCCCGGTACCGTTCACGTATATTTTCCTCGACATTTTTGCGGAATACCACGATGGGATCGTCGTCCTGTTCCATGCGACACTGGGGACACTCGATACTCGTCTCGAACCATTTTATAATACATTTTGAATGAAAAATATGTTTACACTTGAGTTTCTTATCGGTACGCTTCGTCGCCTCAAGACAGACGGCACATGTTTGGGAAAGGTGTGCAATGCACTTCCCGTCCTCGACCGCCTTTTTCGTGCACTTTTTTCCCGAGAGGGTTATTGATGAGCAGTTCATTTACTGATAGGTGCTTACAAATTTCCTCGTGAATTTCTTCCACAGGGCGCTCTGCGTTGATAATAATCACTCTGCACGGCACATTCCGAATTAAATTCATATACTCGGTATCAAGGTCCTTGAGGTACTGGAGGGTGACACCCGTGTCGCCTGCTTGACACCTCGACTGGATGTGCTCGTAGCACTTTTCAGGCTTTTTACTCAAAAATATATAGAGGTCTGGGAACCACTCGTACCGGTTATAAAATTTAGAATACGTATCATCCTCCATGTGAGTCACTACTCCGTTTTTCATAAGGACCGGCCAAAATACATACCGGGAACTCATGAGAGATCGCTCATAAATGACGGGCTTGGACGTCTTGATGGGTTGGAGCGTCTGGAGCAGGACCATGTGAAAATAAAAAGCCCACCGTTTCTGATCTTCATAAAATTCTTTGAGTGGCCACTTGTCAAGGGGTTCCTTCTGGATTGTCCATCCTTTCTTTTCTAGCAAATCGAGTTGGGTCGTTTTGCCAGAACCGATATTACCATCTATAACAATGCGGCTCATACTTGTATTACGTTCTAATTTCTTAACTAAACCAGTCGCGCAGCGACTGTGCGTCGCTTGTTTCCCCTTGATCACGGAACAGTTCCTACGGAACTGACTTGACTACTCGTTATCAACGAGGACGACAACCTGACCTGTGCGGCACGCGGCGTTCTGGAGGGGCAGGTTGAATGCATCGGGACCCTTAGCCTGGAGGAACTGACGGTACGAATAGTTATCCTGGTAAGAAATTCCATTCTTAGCCATGATGATATCATTTACAATGTTGGACGAATCAAAGGACGTGAGGCAGCGACCATCAGCCATACCAATACGTGTGGACATTTGATATTACACTATATTTTTTATTTTGTCCGCAATTTCCTTCAGCGCATTGAGGTTGTAGTTTTCGTCAAAGTCTTGCACATGCTCGAGCTCGACCGAGAGATCTTCAAACTTGTCCTGGTCGTCGAGGTTCATAATCTCATTCTCGAGCACCCCCATAAACTGGGCAATCTCAACATCTGTAGGAGAGTCCAGTGCATAGAAGGCGGCGTAAGCCTTGGCGTAATCGCGCTTGACCTTGTGAGTGGTAAACATCCGGTTGACGGACGTCTCCGCGCGTTTGACGGGCTTGGGCTCTTCGATGGTCTTGGTCTTCAATATCTTGACCCACTCGTCGAACTTGGCTCCCAGGATCGTGTCGAAGGTCTCCGGCGTGCTCACCGTCTTGACATAGATGGCTGGGTCTCTCAAATTTTGATTCAAAATTGAGTAAGCCTGAGCAATCTCTGTCAGAGTCTGCGCCCCCGTCACGATAATCTTGCCCGTGCTGAAGATGCTGGCGGTCACCTGCTTCATGCCCTCCCCCGGTACGAATTTCACCTTGACTGCACTGTAGCGGTCGGGATCGTACGTCACCTTGAACTTACCATATGGCATGTGTTTTCCTAGCCCCTGGTTAGCTGATGAGCCGAGAGCTACGATAATCTTGTTCAGATTGACCGACGAGTTGAGCGAGAAATTGGTGTTGATCATTTTGACATCCACCTTATCCACTGGGATATCGTGTTCGCGACCGAGGACCACCTTCAAAATAAAGGACAGTTGCCGCAAGATACGGCGACAGTCCAAGAGGTCCGAGCAGCCCGCCACCTGGATAGACCCGTTCGGGAAAATCTTGATGGATTTCCGGGAGTACGCGTCACGGTACCCGATGGTCACCTGGTTATAAAACGCCGTGTCCGCCATACGCCACTCAAAGCCGCCAAACTTAGAGCCCTTGCGCCGAACAGTAACCGTCTCAAGTTTCTTAAAATTCTCGCGAAACTTGGGAAGGTCTATATCTTCCAGGAATTTAGAGCACATGGTGATTGTCGTGATACGGACCCATGACGGGTCAGGGAGCTCACCACCGCAGAGTCCTTTGCGAATATCCGAAAGCGACTGAATGTACTCGAATGTGTTCATTGGAGGTCTTTGCTTCTCTAAGGCACCACCGACCCTACTCACTGACATGACACGAAAATTTAGGTCTTGCGAGCAGCTTTCTTCACAATCTTTGCGAATTTAGTTCTCAATATTTCCGCCTTGATTACTCTCTTGTAATATTTCTTCTTCTTTTCGTCGTTCGGGTGAATATTGTGCGTCTTGGTGACATTGTGCGCCATCAGAGAAATTAACTTCTGTTTCTTGACCGCCTCGATAACGCGGTTCAACTCTGCTATCCGAATCTTGAGAGGCTTTTTTCTCTTATGAGAAGCCGGGGCAGCCGCCTTGCGACGTATGGTGGCGGACTTCTGGGACAGGGTATTCAGACCATGCAGAACATATACGGCATTATTTGGACCGCCAAGTTTCTGAACAGCCTGAACTGCGGTAGGGCTTGCACCCTTAATATTCACGGCTTTAGCGGCATTTCCATTCATCTCATTAAGTGCCTCGGCAGCCTTGGCAACCTCTGTCGCGCCACCCGGTACATTCGCGACGGTATTCAGGGCTGTTCTTACACCTCCTGCGTTTGTAATAGCAGTCTTCTGGTTTGTAGGAAGGGCTGCAGCTGCATTGTTTGTATAAGCGCTGGGACCACCGCCGTTCTCTGGTCCAAACCCGCCGCCACCGTTTCCTGTGCGTCTCCGGCGCATACCCCCCTCGTTTCCGTAGCCACGGCGTCCGTAATTGTCGTAGCCACGACGTCTCTCATCCCCATATCGGCGTCCGTAATTGTCGTAGCCGCGGCGTCTCTCATTCCCGTACCGGCGCTCGCTCCTGGGATACTGATTAATTGCTCGCAAGTTTTGGACAGCGCGTCCACCTTCTACACCCAATGCGCGGAACAAATTTCGATTGTGCAACATACTTAAAGCAGGACGAATATTCGAGCGTAAATTCTGGAGACGCCGTTGCGCCACGGACGCATTACGGTTCTGTCCAGCATTGCGAATTTCCTCGAGAACTCTAGTCTTTACGATATCGCGCGCCTTGGATCTCGGGGGATACTTTTTCAAAAGTTCAGCCAATTTGCGGGTCCGAGCGGTTGATGTCATTTTTGCAAATTCAGCGGAATAAAGATATCTCGATACATTCCCGGCGTTATAATTATTAGGTGGCGTGTTCACACCACCCTCTTTGAACATCTTTTCATAAAGACCTTTGAGTTCAGCAAAAGCGTCTAATAACTTTTTCTCAAGATCTATGACTTCCTGGCGTGCCTTGTCATTCTTTGAATTGCGAAGCGCTGCTGCTGCAATTCTTATAGCTTCTGCAAGGGTACCTATTTTTTCAATGAGTGTAGCAATACGACCCTTTGCGTTTTCTGTTGTCTTCACACTTTCTGACTCGTGACCTTCCTCGGAAACCAATTTATTTCCGCGCTGAAAAACTCGCAATCTTTTTCCATTCTTCATTATGAAATATCCTATACGATCTCTCTGGACTGCAATTCCGTCTATAAATTGAGGAATAAGTGTGAGTGGATTGAGTACAAAAGATCCAAACATTGGGAAACGCGGAGTTCCCTTGAATATTTTGCTAAAAAAACCACCAAGCCCGGTATGTCCCTCTGCATTATTGAGAGGTTTCTGAGTATTTTTACCAGAAATTGTCGACTTTACTAAAGCTATAATTTCCTCGATTGGTTTTTTATTTTTGTACACGTGTTCCTCCTTGACAAAGTCGAAGCGCATGCGTGCATTGGAGGTGGGGCGTGGTACCAGCTTCCATCCCTTCCATGAGGTCTGGTTGTTGGCACTGGTTTTTAATTTAAAAATAGGATTGGTGGGAGTTCCGAAGACACACCCGACTTTGCGCCCTGCGAAATACGCATCACCAATAGAGTCAATTGGGCACGCTCTTATATCGACAGGTGGTCCCTTGAGTAATTTAGCTAATAAATCAAGTACTTTTTGAACAGTGGCGCTATTTTTATCAGCCTGAGAAAGGGACGTGACCGCTGCCTCTGCAACCATTTTGCTCGGTTTAACCCCCTTTTTAATAATATCCAAAATAACCTGAGCTAATTGTGCCGCATTCATCTGTGCCGCAATTTTTGCCGCGTGAGCCTCCTGCACACCTTGAATAGCGAGCATGTTAGATATTTCCTGACCAGAGGTATACGGAGCTTTCCCAGTTCCAATTCCTAGGAGTTTATTTCTCCTCGTTGCCATACTAATACAAGAGCAAGACAAAAAATTCGTGTCATGTCAACGTCTAAGCCCTCTGGGGGACTAGAAAGGCAAACGCAACCCGAACCAACATGGCTTCCAAATTGCTCAAAACTCGCCTTATTTCACCGTACCAGCACGATGGCGTCAAGTGGATGACGGCACGTGAAATCGCACCGAATTACCCCGGTGGGTTTTTGTGTGACGAAATGGGTCTCGGAAAGACGGTCCAAATTATCGCTACTATGCTCATCAACCCACGTCCAAAGACCCTTATCTTGGTCCCCAAGTCTATCGTAGGACAGTGGGTCTCGGAAATCAAGCGCTTCGCTCCGAGCCTGACTATTCACACGTATAGCGGTACCAAGCGGACTATGCCTGATGAGGACGACCCCTTTCCGAATATCATCATTGCACCCTATTCGGTCATGCCTCGCAAGGTGGACGAAAAACCGTGCCCTCTTACGGCGGTCGATTGGGACCGCGTAATTCTCGATGAGGGTCACGAGATTCGCAACCCCAAGAGCAAGACCTATATCGCATGCAAGTCCCTTCGCACAAATATTCACTGGATTCTGACGGGTACCCCCGTCTTTAATTCGATGCGTGATTTCGTGACCCTCGCGGCTTGGCTAGGTATGCCACGTGAGTACACCCAGGGCTATACTGAGGACGTCCGCAAGCAGTATGTGCTGCGGCGTACCAAGGTGGATTTGGCTCAGCACAATAAGCGTCTGGAGCTGCCCAAGTGTGACTTTGAGAATTTGGAACTTGAGATGTACCCTGAGGAGCGTCAGCTTTATTCCGAGGTATTCGGCTATGGGCAGGACGTGGTCCGGTCTATTTCCAAGCTGGCTAATGTGAACCACCGCCAGATGGAACTCCTGGAGGCACTCTTGCGTGTGCGGCAAGTGCTATGCTTCCCCCAGCTTTACCTGGACGGTATGGCTAAAAAGGAGGAGTCGGATCCGGTCCTATGGGAGGGGCGCTCCAAAAAGATGGAAACCCTTACGGAGCTTATCCAGACCCACCCCAAGGAAAAGAGCCTGGTTTTTTGCCAGTTTACCGGTGAGATGAATGAGATTCACAAGCGGCTGGCTGATATCGAGGTGCCAGTTTTGCGTATCGATGGCTCGGTAACTGGCGAAAACCGGGACAAGTGCATAGCCGAGTTTAAGACGGGTCCGGCAAATGCAGTACTGCTTATTCAGATTAAGGCTGGCGGCGTGGGTCTCAACCTCCAAGAGGCGACCCGGGTTTACATCACCACCCCCAGCTGGAATCCGGCGACGGAATTGCAGGCGATCGGGCGGGCGCATCGCACGGGGCAGCTGCGCGAGGTGACGGTGCGGAGACTGGTGTACACAGGTGATGACTCGCTTCCCAGCGTGGAAATGAGCATCATGAATTTGCAGGAGGGCAAGGCGAAGATTTGCGCTGAAATCCTGAACGACCCGCGGCTCGAGTCGGTCATCCCCAACATCCCCAAGACCAAGATTAACGTGCAAACCCTGAAGAAGATTTTCGCTCTGTAATGCAACCACCATTTTCAAATAAAATATCGTCCCTTAGTAAAATGACTGTCGGTTCCCGCGCCCAAGTGTACCATGGCACTGCCACCCAGACTGCAGGCGGTCTGACCAAGAAGGACATCAAGAAAGACCGCAAGTCAGGTGAGCTTGTGTCCAAGGCAAAGTCCAAGGATGAGAAGACCAACCCATGGATTAAGGCTGTCCAGAAGGCAAAGAAGGAGCTGGGCATAAAGGGCTTTGCGCTGGTTCAGGGACCCCTGCTTACTCGCGCGCGCGCAATCTACAGCAAGTAAATAACTATAAATATTAATGAACGAGGAAATACACTCTATTCTCGAGAATTCACATATAGTATGTGATACTCTTGAGAATTTTACAAATGGAGAAACTGGTAATACAGATACAATTAAACTTTTGTGTACTTTAGGTGAAAATAAAGATGTATTTGAGTTTGGTACATTTCAGGGTAGAACTACTCGTCAAATAGCTTTGTTTGCCAAGTCCGTGACCACCTTTGATCTAGGTCTAAATACTTCAGGTGAAGGAGAATACCCATACTACGAAGTTGCCAAATATAGCAAAGATATGCCCAATGTAACTCAACTCATAGGGAATTCTCTTACCTTTGATTTTAGCCCTTATTACGGCAAATTTGATCTTGTGTATGTAGATGGCGGTCATTCATATGAGGTGTGTAAAAGTGATTTTATGAATGCTATAAAGGTACTAAAACATCAAGGCTGGATTATCATCGACGATCCAGACTGGCCGGGAGTGGCGGCAGCTGTGCACGAGCTTACCCCACAGTACCCTATTTACCGAGTTTCAACATTCCTTGTCTATAAAAGATTTTAAATGTTTCTATATTTTAATGGTCAGCAGAGAAAATCTGCTGCGTTTTTTTTCAAATAACAGTAGAAATAAGGCGACTAAAACTAAAAAACTAAATCGCGACAAGCGATGGGTTTTCGAGAATAATCGCGGGCTCCTCTTTATTTACAATATGAATAATAAGAAACGCCCTATCAGAAACTCAAATATAGCTTACAGGAACAATGGAAAGCGTATCGTTCCGGTAAAGTCCAACTATTATTATGGGTCGTCAGCGTACGTTCCAGCCAAGTCAGGTGCGTACCGCGTCCCACCCCGGCGCCGGCGGGTCGTGCGTCGTTACTAAATAAACGCGCAGATTCCCTTTTTAATAGGCTCCTCATTAATCTCTATTTTTGCCTCCTCCTGTTCCCCGTAATATTTCACCTGGTAAGCCCGTACGGTAAGTCCCCAAGTATCCCTAAAAAAGTAATTAGACTCTATGTCAATCAAACAAGACAGGTCTTGCTCCTTGAAGAGTCCCTCTTCAACTACAGGCGTGACCTGCTTTGAATTTTTATCAAAAATATATACCGCATCATCAATCTTGAGACGAAGTGAGTAGGTTCCGTCACGATCTAGTCTTAGATTCGTATTGAATGGTCCCTGGGGACATATCTGAGACTCGAGATCTCTCCACCACTGGACGAATTGTGGATCAGTAATTTCAACCTGAAAAGCCTTGAAGGCTGAGACGCCCCATGTACACTTGCCGCGTGGTATCTGGAACCGTAGAGGTCCATTACCGAGCTTATATTTCCAGCGCCCCTCTTCCTTTCCAAACTGAGTCCAGTCGATAGTCGCGCGGTCAATTTCATTCCAGAATACCATTATAAATAAAATGTCTGGTATTTTTAAGTACTAATGGGTCATACTATAAAGGGTCAGTCACCTCGCCAATACCGCCCAAGTGCAACGCGACGCGCGTCAGGTCTGTCGCCAATCAACGAGAAATCAAATTCCACTAGACGGTGGAACAGACTTCGCCAGGCTGTGAAGGGTTCTTCACAGACTATTCGCAACCTCCGAGCCCAAGCGGCGGCGGCAAACGCCCGGAACCGCAGACTGCTCGCGCTCGTCCAGAGACTAGACAAGTCCAAAGGAAATATTAATAAGAGCCATAACGCTCAAAAAAAGCGACTCTATGAACAAGCCAAGGCGCTCAACGCCCTTCGTGACCCGAATTACATAAACGCCACGCGAGCGGCGCTCAGAATTTATAAAAAACAAATGTCCAGACTCCATGGTATGAGAAATCAGGTGGTCAACGAGCTCGTCCGCAACTCCACGAGTTCACAGATCCGCCGGAATCTGTTCGCACAGGGCATAGAGCGCGGACGCTATGGCACCTCCCAAAACAACTGGCAAAATTGGACCAATAAATTATGGCACATGACTGGACGCAAGTGAAACTATTCCAGACCCTTTCAAAAGGACGCGCATTTCGGTCGCCCAGTGATCACATGTTATGAATGACTGAAAAGTCCCACAGGGAGATATCATCTCGAGCGTGTGTTCCTCTTCTTTATCGTTAAAAATCCATAGACCCGCAGTGTGGTAATTGAGTTCTATAGGTCTTCTAATCAAGTGAAACCCAGCGACACGAAAGTTATGAAGGGTTTTTGATTCTATATTATAAATTATACCGTCGTGGGACTTGAGGAGCCACCAGAGTCGCCACGCCTTTGCCTCACTTATTTTTTTAGGAGGAATTTTGAAACATAATTGAACATCGATCGATGGTTGAGACCATTCAATTATTTTTCGAACTAATTCTGTTGGTAAATTCTTCCATATTATTGGATCCAACATATTAGACTCAATTTTTTAATTTTTAAGTGGTCCCTTAACCCGAACACATCTCACAACTTTCAGGGTTGGCGAGGGAGCACGCCTCCTTCGTAAGCGCAACTGGCACCGTCACCTGTTGTGCCTTTGCCTTTGAGCGAGTCCGCAGGTAGTACATACCCGTCTTGAGCCCCTTATTCCAGCCGTACATGTGCATGCTCGAAAGCTTCGCCAGTGTTGGATTTTCCATGAAAATATTCAGGGACTGAGACTGATCGATGAAGATCCCGCGGTCAGCCGCCATATCAATCAGACTCTTTTGTGGAATCTCCCATACGGTCCTATAAATCTCCTTGAGACGCAGAGGAATTTCCAAGTTCTGAACAGACCCACCGTTTCTGATAATCTCCGTCTTGATTTGTGGGTTCCACTTGTTAATTTTCTGGAGATCCTTGACGAGGTGTTTATTGACCATCACAAACTCACCCGCTAGGGTCCGACGCAGGTAGATGTTGGTCGTGTACGGCTCGAACGCCTCGTTGTTCCCCATAATTTGCGCCGTACTAGCAGTTGGCATGGGTGCCACAAGCAGGGAATTGCGCAGACCCCATTTGACAATCTGTTTCTTGAGATCGTCAAACCCGTGTTTCTGAACACCCCACATGTCAAATTGAAGCAAACCCTCGTGAGCTGGCGAACCACGGAACGTTTCGTACGGTCCCTCCTCCTTTGCAAGCTGACACGACTCCTCGAGCGCCGCATAGTAGATAACTTCAAAAATTTCATTGTGAATATCGCGAGACAATTGCTCATCAAACGAAAGACCGAGCATCATGAAAACATCTGCCAGACCCTGGATCCCGATACCGATAGGGCGGTGACGCATGTTCGACTTGCGAGCCGCCTCGGTTGGGTAATAATTCTTATCGATGACACGGTTCAGGTTACGTGTGATGACCCGAGTCACTTCAGCAAGCTTCTGAAAGTCAAACTCGATATTGGTTCCACTCTCACCTTCACTATTTCCCCAAGCAGTTTCAATCACAAAAGTTGGCAAACAGATGCTCGCCAGGTTGCACACAGCAGTCTCATCTGGACCACTGACCTCCATAATCTCAGTGCACAGATTGCTCGACTTGACGACTCCGATATTCTTCTGGTTTGACTTGGCGTTTACTGCATCCTTGTAGCACATATAGGGCGTCCCAGTCTCCACCTGGCTCTTCAGGATCGCATCCCATACCTCACGTGCCTTGACTTTCCGCTTGAAACGTCCCTGTGCCACGTACATTCTATAGAGCTCATTAAACGTCTCACCGTGTACGTCCGGAAGTTCGGGACACTCATGGGGACACATCAGGTACCAATCCTCATCCTTTTGAACCTTTTCCATGAAAAGGTCTGGGATCCACATCGCCGTGAAAAGGTCGCGACAGCGCATCTCCTCGTCGCCCTGGTTCAGACGCAACTCTAGGAACTCCATGATGTCGGCGTGCCACGGCTCGAGGTAAATGGCAAAGGAACCCTTGCGCTTCCCACCACCCTGATTCACGTACCGCGCCGTATTGTTAAATACGCGAAGCATAGGTACGATCCCATCGGCTACACCGTTGGTGCCCTTGATCGGCGTACCGTTTGCCCGGATGTTCGAACAGTGAATACCGATACCGCCAGACCACTTGGAGATATGGGCACACTCCTTGAGCGTCTCGTAAATACCGTCAATTGAATCATCTTTCATAGCAACCAGGAAACAGCTGGACATTTGGGGGCGAGGGGTGCCTGCATTGAACAGAGTTGGCGTCGCGTGGGTAAAATACTTTTGGGACATGAGGTCGTACGTCTCTCGGACTCGGGCATAGTCGTCTCCGTGAATACCCAGGGCTACGCGCATAAATAGATACTGGGGCGTTTCACCCTGGTTCAGGTACCCCTTTTGAAGGGTTTTGATTCCAAAGTACCCAAAGTCGTAGTCGCGCTTCGGTTGAATCCACGTATCTATATCGAGTTTGATCCACTTCATGAATTTATCGGATACGATTCCTTTGACGTGCAGCCCAACCATCGCATCGCTAAATGTTTTTGGGCACGTCTTTTGAAGGTTAGAAACTACGATACGGGATGCAAGTGTCTCATAGTCGGGATTCTCAGTAATCATACTGATAGCCACCTCGGCTGACAGGTTATCAATCTCACTGGTTGAGATGCCATCGTACATGCTTGTGAAAACCTTTTGAGCCACCTTGTCTGGTTGGACGTTCAAAGGTTCAAATTCTGGAGCCTTATTTAGTTTTGAAATTCGTTGGGTCACCTTGTCAAATAACATCTCGACATTGTCGCCAGAGCGCTTGATGACCTTCATTGTAATTTTCACGTTTGTTTTTTTTATGTGCATATGACAATGGAGACTTATGAACTCAAGCCAATTCGTCTCTCGACCCCTACACCCCTGGGTGACGCATACTTTTCTGAATTTAACCGCGAGGGAATCCACTCAAACATCGTTTCGAGTGTCAAGGCAAAAACCGGGGTGGAAATTGCCAGACAAAATGACGCCGATCTCCAAGCCCTGATGCGTGTGGTCTACACTGATCTCGTCCGGGACCCAAGTACAAACGTACGTCAGCAAGTCGCTGCCATGAATGCAGAGGTGGTTAAGCGTGCGATCCGGACCGTTTCAACCGGTGTTCTCCAGCAGGCGGTCTACCTCCGCGACATTAGCTCGAACCCAGTGCCCATGGCGGCACCCACCAGCACGAGCACATACGGAAACAAGATTCCCACAAATTTTAAGTTTGGTATATTTTAAATGGCACTCGCTGACGTTATCATGATTTGCATCGCCTCGTGTGTAGCACAGATGTTTGTGCAGTGTATCTCATGGTTCTCGTCCAGTATGGTGTGTTTGAATAAAAAAGATGAAAAATGCCCGATGATATTTCAGGGAGTTTTTGGATGCATTAACTGTATAATTTGCTTGTATGCAGTGTATCGTATGATACAAGCTATGAAATAATGTTTCAACTTAGTAGATATGCGCGCTCTTGATGACATCATCATAGGTTTCCTCATATTTTTCGTCATCGAGCGTGCCATCAGGCTGTTTAGCAATGCAGTCATCGAGCCTTGGGCAGAGACTCGCACTGAAAATCCTAATGTGGTTGAAAACTGGAAAATAGGAACCGAGCTTGTGTTTTTGACAGTCGTTACATTAATTCTATTCAAGTTTCGCGGGATACTTCAGAAACTAGACAACAGATAGAGAGGCGACGCGTTAAATAGTTAATGAATAGGTTTCGCGATGAAACTGCTACGATGTGCCGTCAGAAAGGATGGGACAAGGCGCACGTCAGTGTCGTCTGGATGTTACTTAACGAAGAAATGGGAGAATTGGCATCTTCAATTAGACAAAGTCAAAGAATCTATAAAAAGACCGGACTCAAAAAGGACAGAGGGACAGACGTTGCTATGGAAATGGGTGACGTCTTCAGTTACCTCTTCCAGCTGGCTCACATGCTCAACGTGGACCTTGACGAGATGTGGGAGCTCCACAGGCAGAAAATTAAAACAAAAGTTTACAAAGAAAATGTAGCTACTTAATAATAGAATGGCATCGACACTTATGATTGATGACCGTCTCCAGATTGATAAGTTTAACCCTACAACCTGGACCGGTGATTTCGGAATCAACAAGGATGGTTTCCGAAAGGACCTTTTTATGGATGGCTCGTACACCACGGGCATTAACGAAACCCCTATGCGAATGAATGACGTCATCCCCGTCATGAATAGCACTGACAATGCTGGAAACATGAACTTAAAGACCGCAGCGCCCAGCGTCGCACCGTATCACACCTTCCCAGCACGCAAGTTCGAGTACTCGAATGGACGCATCACCTGGCGCCGCCCCCAGCTCCCATGGAGCTGGGAGACTGGACGGTCAGTCGGCGGCGCGGGCACCTCAAAGGATATCAAGCTTCTGTTGATTCTTTTGATTGCCGTCTTTGTGGTTTATTTTTTCGGGCGCATGAAACTCAAATGATTTTGATAACCTTTGGAGCTTCCACCTTGGGTAGTTTCTTTGCAAGTTCCTCCCGAGCGGCTAGCACGCGCTGTGCCAGCATCGGACACGAGTGAGCCTCAGATTGGATGCATCCAGCGCAGCACTGCATCTTACAATCCTTGCACGTCAGAAACTTGTTCTTGTGTTTGCAAGTCATCTTCCTTGATCTCACAAGAGATTTCTTCTCTAACCCAGGGAGGCGACTCGACATCCTCTACAATCTCGCACAGACCGTGGGTCCGACCGGCAACTATACGGTCCCACGCTTTTTGCATTGCTGGGAAATTTGCCGTAAACCACTCGCGATCCCGCTTGACCCGTACGATGACAAACTCCTGAGGTTTATCCTCAGTTTGGGGCTTGAATTGAATAAAATCACACTCCTCCAGATCTGTAATTTCCAGCTGGAGTTGAACTTGGGGTAAGTAATGTTTAGGAACTTTAGCTTCTATTTTACGGGTCAAAGGACACTTGATTTCTATGAGTAGCCCATCCTCGGTGACTCCGTCAGGTGATGCGCCGAGCCAGGTGTACGTCCGGTGTCGAACGAGCCCAATCTCGTGGGACTTGCGCCCGGTTGTCTGGTCGTACAAGTCCCGTACAAAGGGCTCAAGGAGCGTCCCGTGCTGCGTGGCGGCATTTCCTGCCCATTTCGTCTTGAGGACCTTTTTCTTAATAAAGGCGTCTACACTTTCGTAGTGATTCTCACCAATTGCGCTTGCAATGTCACTTGCTGTAATCATGTTGTCGCGCAAATCTAACCATTCCTGTGATCTTTGTTCTGCATATTCAGCCGCGAGAAGTTCCTTCGCGCGACTCAGAATCCTGTCTTGATCCATTGACGGGGATCTTCTTATTCTTAAAACGTGGGTCGGTTTTAAGTACAATCTCAGCAGCGTTTTGTTCAGCTTGTTTTTTCGTCGATGCAAATCCAGAACCGCAATCCATTCCATCAACCACGACGGTTATGGAAAACCGACCGTTTATTTGACGGTCCAAGCGATACTCTGGAAGTTCATACTTGAGCGCCTGACACCATCGCATGAGTTGGTCTTTCCAGTTATCATCAACTAGTGATGTTTTGACTTTTGTGAATGAATTGAGGACGAAATTCTTGGCGTGAATCATCCCCAAGTCAAGATAGATTGCACCTACTAGCGCCTCGAATGCATCCTCCATGATGTGTTCATTTGTGTTCCATCCGTTACGCTCACCCTTTTCATCCATCAAGATGAGTTTATCGAGACCTAGAACCTTGGAAATTTCACACAAAGTCTTGCCTCGGACCATTTTCGTTCGGGCTTTGGTGAGAAATCCCTCCTGTTCCTTTTCGTGGAGATCGAAAAGGTGTTTTGTAATGATAAATCCTAGGACCGAGTCGCCCATAAATTCAAGAGTTTCATAAGAGCCCGTAAGACCAGAGTACCGCTTCAACGCGCTTTTGTGAGTGAAAGCCCGTTGATACAGTTCGATATTTTTGATTTTTGTCCCGACAAGGGTATTTAGTTCATCACGCGACAAAGGTGGAGGAGACTCCATTGGTTATGTTATATTACACACGAGGTTTAGTTTTAAGTCATTCTGATTCAAGCAGTCGCCGCTGGCTTCGCCACCTTTGGGCGAACCTTCTTCTCCTTTGGGGCTGCGGGGGTCTCCTCGCCAACTGGGGTGGCTGGCACCTTCTTGGCACGTGGCTTCTTCTCCGCCGTCTCATCCTTGATGTAGTGCTTGCTCAGGTAGTGCTGCAGGTTCAGGAAAGTCAGCTGGGTACCCTCTGGAACCTCCAGCAGAGCCTTCAGCTTGTCGTCCAGTGTAATCTTCTGACCCGCCTTCAGGTTATTCGCCTCGAAATACTTGTTCATGTGGTTCGACACCTGGGAGCGAGAAATCATCTCGCCATCCGCCAGACTCAGGAAAGTCTTCAGGGCATCGGTCACCTTCTGTGGCTTATTGAAACCGTTATTCTTGGTGCGAGCCTCCTGCTTCTCGCCGGTAGGGTCCTCAATGTGCTGGCGAATCTTGCGAATCTCCTTGCGCACAGCCTTGAGCTCCTTCATCAGGGCGTCGAGAGTGACGGGAACATCGGTGGTGGTAGCCATCTTATGATCTACCCACGCGTCAGGGCTTTAAGTGCCAACAGGGCGAGTAGAATGATAACCAAAAACACGAAACCTTTGAAAACAATTTGCCAAACCTTCTCATCTGGGGGCTGTGGGTTAGAAAATGGCGCAGCTCCTTCCGTTTTTGAAGGTTCATCACTCTGTGGTAAATTGATGTTAAAGCCTGGGGGTAAAGCGCCTCCCCCAGATGGTCTGAAATCTTCACCGAAAATTGGATAAGGACCGACATTTTGACATGTGGGAATGCAGCACCCCAGGTCACACGGATACACCAGACCGTTCTGTTTGTTTATGTATCCGCATATCGATGTTGTTATATCCAGGGGGTCGGTCAAACACTGGCACCCTGAATTTATAAATTCAGCACTGCACGCGCTCATCTAACATTAAAGAATATTTTTGTTTATAGTACAATGGAGTACGGAAAGCCCCAGAAACTACCAGACGGTCGATATTTTCTGAAGATTAATGGGTCTCGTCATCAGGTGAACGGCGTGACGCTCCAGGATTCACTGACCGCCAAGTCGGTCAATTTTAAGGTTGAAAATTCTAATTTGTTTACTACTATTGATAACGAGCTGCTTACACAGGCCAAGGCGTCCCGCGTTGAATGGTTCGGCAAGGAGCTCAGCGACGAGACGATCGCAAATGCCTTCCAGGAGAGCGTGACTGACGATGTCATCAGCGCGACACTGGCAACGGTCAAGGGCGAGATTGTCACCACAGCCTTTGACATTCGGAAAAATCCTATTGAACTCCAGGAGGTGGCACCAGACTCAAAGTGTGATGTGCTGCTCGAGCTGTCTGGTTTGTGGTTCCTGAAAAAGTCGTTCGGTCCCATCTGGCGCGTCGTCCAGGTGCGCGTCCGGAGCGGCTCGCAGAAGGCAACTTTCCCCAAGGAGTACCTGTTCACAGATGACCCCGAGGAGGATGATGACCCAGCAGATTATTTGGATTGAGTCCAGACCCACAGGGTCTGTCTCGCCAAAAAAATATCACCAACTTATAATAAATGAATCGCAAGGGACTGGTAATTTTGGTTCTGGCGGCAGTCATCCTCCTGATGCTTTTCGCCCCCACATGCCGCAGCTCGTACGGTGTCGCCTCAGGAGCCCAGCCAATTGGCTTTAACACTGTAAATGAGGGCACGGCGGCAAGCCAAGTTGGCACCATGGGCGGCGCCCCCTACTCAGGTGGTGCGACCGGCGGCAGCTCCGTGTCATCCGCCAGCCTGATCCCCCGCGACGTTGTGGCTACCGAGGACTTTGGTCAGTTCAGCCCAGACAAGATCCTGGGTAACCAGAACTACCTGGACCCACGCAGCCAGATCGGCTACCCCGAGACCATCGGCGGCGTCCTGCGCAATGCCAACCGCGACTTCCGCAGCGAGCCACTGAACCCCCGCACCCCAGTGTCCATCTTCAACCTCAGCACCATCCCTCCCGATGTGATGCGTCCCAAGTTTGAGATTGAGCGCGAGTATCAGTAACTTAAAAAATAGACCGTTTCTATTAGAAATGGACTTCAAAAATGCTACGAATGAGTGGATCGCTATAAAGACCCAGCTCGCCGCAGCTCGCAAAGATCTCTCAACGCTCAATCAGCGTGAAAAAGAGCTTCGCAAGTTTGTGACTAAACACATGGGGGAACACAACATTGATACTGTGAATGTCCAGGACAAGGTCAAGGTGAATTTCAAGGTTAAAAAGGTCAAGGGTAGTATCACAAAGGAGGTTATTCGCAAGGGTCTGCACACTTTTTTTGGCGGAAACGAGGTTCAGGTCGAGGGTGCTTTCAACGCCATCCAGGACGCAGTCGACGTCAAGGAGGTTGCAGGTGTCAACGTATCTGGTATCAATAAGCTCGTGTCTTAGAGACACTGAACGTAAGTACAATAAGTAAAAATGGGTGTCAACGACGAGTACTCGCGTGACGCGTACACTTTCGAACAAGCCTGGGAAGATTCCGATGATTCAGACGAGTTTGCCAACGACCTCGATCCCGAGGATTGGGAAGCTCTGTATTCTGAGGAAATTCATGATGGTTGGACCATCTTCAACGAGTACGTCAATGACAACTATCTCATGCTGAAAAATACTTGCACGTACACGAAGTTTGTTGAACTACTACTACGTCCTGATTTGTACTATTCGTCTGACCCATCGGACCACGCAAACCAGGCGTGGAAAGCGGTAAAACGGACTCCAATTGTAAAGGAACGAATCGAACCCGAAAATTTTTATAAATGGTTTGATATATACGTGATTCAATGATTGATATCACTTCTCCAAAGGTGTTGACCCCAGCACTCTTGTTTGCAATCCTAAGCCCTGGACTCTTGTTGGCAATCCCATCCGGTTCAGGTCTTTTGGTTCAGGTGTGCATGCACGCCCTTTTACTCTGCATCTTTACTTACCTGATTATCAGGTTCATATTTAAATTCAATGTGACGACGGCTGATATCATCGTGCCCGGCGTCTTGTTTGTGGCGCTGACTCCAGGCGTTATTTTCAGCCCCGCGCTCAGCGCGCCCGCCGCAATTGGTGTTCACACACTGGTATTTTCACTGTTTTATGCATTCCTACGCGGTCAGTTTCCAGAATATTATTAAACGGAACTACTAGAAGATGGTTAAAAACCTCGTTATAGGTCCCGGCGCTATGGGATATTTCATGTATTTAGGCGTCTTGTCCAAACTCAAACAAGAGAATAAACTCGACGATCTTGAGGAAATATCGGGTGCTAGCGCCGGAGGTCTAGTTTCTTTTGTATATGTACTCTCAAAAGGCGCCATCCCTGAAGTTCTAGACTATTCATTGAATATTCCTGTTGGAACCATATTGAAACCTAATATAAAAAACCTTTTGACAAATTACGGACTTGTTTCATCTAAAAAAATTAGAAAAGTTCTATCCGAAATGTGTAAAAAATTCATGGGAAAAACTGACATTACATTCAAAGAGCTTTACGAATGGAATCCCATAAAACTTCATATACCCTCGTATTGTGTGGATTTCATGAAGACTGTTTACTTTAACATAGATTCAACTCCTGATATGAGTGTCCTCGATGCTGTAGCGGCAACCATCGCTGTCCCTTTTCTTTTTTCTCCCATAAAACTTGCAGATGGGTACAATTATATAGACGGAGCTATATTTGAGGCTATTCCCGCGGGACCTTTTATAGGACGCCCCGATGTGTTGGCTATTCGCATAGGTTGGAATCGTCTCATGGAAATCAAAAATCTCAAAACTTACGCACTAAGTATTTTAAGTTCTGTTATGTATATGCGTCACGTCTATAATATTCCAACATATGATGTCGATATGCCAGACGACGATGTTTACGATTTTAGTGCGTCAAATGAAAGTAAACTCAAAATGTTTATGATTGGAGTGTCCCAAAATTTTTCCAAGTGATTTTATTGAGTTTCGAAGAAACTCTGTTTCGCCTCCGGCAGAAAACAGTCTTTCAGACTGCTTGTCAATCCCAAAATTTTTCCAAGTAGAAAGTAACAATGAGTTCCATCCTTCGAGCAGGCTATACCATGCATCGCAAGGAAAAACGTATAACAGTCCATAGGAAAGGCAAAACCTTTTCCTATGTGCGCAAAGCAGGCGTGACCCGCGTGCGTCCAGTTCCCATCCCAGACGTGGGTGCTGCAGGAAAAGGTCCCAAGGTTATCGGCAAGCTCAAGAAAGGTATGCTGACCCGGTACGGATACCACCCAGTTGAGGCAATGACGAATCGCCGCAAGTCGCTGGTGCGTGCCGTGACCAAGGGCAAGGAAGATCCCCACGCCGTGATCAAGCGTCTTATTGCCATCAGCACTTTGACCAAGCGCACAGCCCCCCGTGCCTCGCGCATCTACAAAGCTGATGCCAAGTGGGTCCATGCCAAGTATGCCAAGAATTTTGGTCGTAAATAGAAATGGCAACTCGTCCACCTACTCGTTTGGTTGGAGGACCGTTTTCACTTGCCGCAAATTCCAGAACTGCTCGAGCAGTTGCAGGTAAAGCTACAGTCCAAATGGCTAAAACTCTTTTACCTGCGGCAATCAAAATCAGTGGGCTCGCAAATAATCGACACGCACAGGCGCTCGGAAGAAGCGCGATAAATTTCAGCCTCGCGACAAATGCTACCCGAAACAAACACGCAAATAATCTGGTCAATGCAATGGTAAATTATTACTTTTCACCAGGTAATTTCTCACCTCATACGAAACAGATTGCTCTTGGAGCACTCAACAAAATGCGTATGTATGCACCCAGTCATTATAATGCCTTGAAATGGTCTGTCGTTCGCAAAGCTCCAAAAATTCTATATAAAAGTGTTGTGAGATAGTATATGCCGAGCGCAAGTGTCGTTCGGTACCGGTCCCCCAACCGGTCCCCCAACCGGAACAACAATGGGCGTCCACGTCTCCGTCAGGGACAGGCACGTCGTATTGTTGCTTTGATCATCACACTCATGGTTCTCCTGTACCTGAATAACTATGCGTTAAACATGACCGCCGCCGATGCACTCAAGGTGCGCCGGCTAACCCTCAATTCCTTTTTAAAATTCAAAAATATAGTCCAGACCTACTTTGTTGGGTACGAGAATGTCATAGAGGCGGGGGCTTCCTCTATCGTGGCTGTCCTCCACCGCAAGTTTCAGGCTGGAACCTTGCGCCCCAACGCCGCCAACCTAGCAGTTGGTACCGTAGCATTCGCTGTGAGCTACCGGGGCGGACGCACTTCTAATTTTATAAACAAAATCCACAAGTACAACAATTCCTACCTCGGTCGCGTTACTGGAAGAACTGCATCCAACGCAGAGATGGTCAGGACTGGTATCATCACCATGATTGCATGGCTCATTGCAAGTTTGAAATATTTTGCAGTTGAAAATCTTTCTGGTATCATTCGGGAGGAGCTCCACTCCCGTGGACTCGAGCGCTCAACCCCCGCTAAACTCGTCAACTACGGAGCTGCAACATTGAGACTGACACTTTAAAAACCAGTCGCGAAGCGACTGTGCGTGCCACGGAACAGTTCCTACGGAACTGACTTTAAATATTTTATAATAATAAGATGCCATCTCCCCGGCGAACTCGGTCGATGTCGATTGCCGGAAGTGCAGGAAGACCCGTGACTGCTCAACGGCTGGCTGTTCTTGCCGCATCTTTAAATGCTGCACAGCACAGACAGGCGACACCGCGCGTGCGTCGCGCACCCGTTCGGCGTGTAAACTCCAAGGCGAAACTTCTGCAAGCTATAAACAAGCTTAAAAATGTTATAAGACTCACCGGACAGTCACAGGAATATTTAACATTAGTCAACTCTATAAGAAATTATAGTGCTTTACCAGGAAATTCTGCAAACCTGAACGCAAAAGCAAATGCTATTTTTAGAGCGTACGGTGCTTTGCCTGGAGGAGCAGCTGCACTCGGTCCTCGCACCAAGCTCCAAGTAGCAAGAAAACTTCAGAACCTCGTAAAAATATATTCAAACAAACACGGAAATGCACTCTATGAAGCGGGGTTAAGATATGGAACACACGGAATGCCCGGTGGGTATTTTCTTCGAAGTGTAGCACGGAGACTGGCTTAAAATTAATTTTAGTTTAAAATTCATGGAAGCTATTGCCCAGGATATATGGTCTTCCCTCGGTCCAGGGTACTCAGAGAGTGTGTACCACTCAGCCTTTGAGGTGGCTCTGAGAAAGCGCGGCATCTCATACGATACGGAAAGGATAATTCCCGTATATTATGAGGGTCTAAATGTCGGTCACGTAAGGGCTGACCTCGTCGTGGGCGACACCGTCATAGAACTCAAGTCAGTCTCACGCCTCACTGAGCAATTTCGAATTCAAATTCAAAATTACATGAGACTCCTCGGTCTCCAGAAAGGGGTCCTCATCAACTTCCCCATGGGTCAGTCAGACTATCCTGAGATTGAATCAATTTTGATTCAAAATTAGTAAGCCCCTATATTGTCTTAATAAATTCCCACTCGAGTTCATCGCATATTTTCTTCCATATCTGGTCCTGAATATACAATTTCTCCTTGGACTTGAGCAGGGGAAAACACGGGAGGTACATATCCTCCCCGAGCAATTCACACATTTTATAAAGGACGTATGAATAACTCAAAAAGTTTTTACGGGCGGGCGGCTTGTGCTTCTCGAACGGTGCCTGTATCTTGTGAAACATGAGACGGAGCTTGTCTTCAAGTGGTTGGTCCATCGTTGGAGGAGTGATACCACCGAGTATTGTCGCTATGTAAGGTGCATGCTCATAGTACTTATTCTTGTCGAGCTTTTTCAACAAGGCTCGCACCTTTTCATGCGTAATCTCGTCTAAATTCTTAATCTTCATCTTCCTAAATTCAGTCCTGAGTTGTCCTATGACATCCTCAGGGACACTGGTTGACTCCTTTGCCTGGAACTGTGAAATCCATTCATTAAAATGGTTCTCACGTTTGTACGAGTACACGACATTCTTCTCAATCTCTTGTTCCTCCTTGAACCCGAGCTCCTCTGACAAAAAGTACTCTGTGTGTCCACACTCTGTACATATGATGTCACTCTGCTGGTCATCAAGCACCTTGGTGAAAGCTTTCCCGCAGTTTTTACAGGGCTCTACATCCACCTCGCACTTTTTCTCAAAAATATCATTCTCATCCTCAACCTCCTTTAAATATTTCTGATAGATGTCCTTTCTCTTCACACCCGTGCGTGACCCAATCTGGAGGTTTGCAACCGTCCTGGTCGTAGAAACGGTTGGTAAAGTTACCCCCGTGTATTCCCGGATAACGGGAACGCACATGAGTAAATAGTCCGCCAGCTCGTCCGCAGATTTACAGTTCCTTATTCTTTCATCGTACCTTGCTTCCATTATATAAAAAACATATTATTTCTTAATTAATCAATTTTTGGGGCTAAATAAAATTTCAAATCACCGAGATTTGCAATTGTATACCTGAAAACGATTGGCATATTTTCATTCTGGGCATCCTGCATAATCTGTATACTCGAGCACATATTGGTCGCCTTGGTGAATAGGTTGATGTACTTGAGACTGAAGCATCCACCCACCCGCTCTTCAGGTCCCTTGTCAGCACACTCGATGTCCGTCTTTTGGTTGGCAAAGTCACCTATGCAGCTCAGCTCGAGTGTGTGCCCATGACGGAAGATACTAATCTCGTTAGAAAGATTACCCATGTCCCGGGTATATCTCTGGAAATCAATAGAGGGCATGGTCGTCACCAGGTTCATGTGAATATCCGGGAGATCCAGTATGTCCTCGTTGATGTCAAGCAATTTTAGTTTAAAATTAGTAAATGATTTCTTGACTGAGTTTTCAATCACAATATCCATATAGTCCCGACCGGTGATGGACATGGTCAGGGTATCCTGGCTTGTGATCGACTTGAGGAGCTTGTACACATTTGCCATGTTCAGTCCGGCGATGACATCAGTCTGACACTCGTACTCCTCGAAATTCTCAGCCCCGAGAACCATATGCACCAGAGTAACACGCGCCGTATCCAGGGTCAAGACGTGAACACCCTTGTCTGTAAAATAAACATTCACGTCATTGATGATATCCTTGAGCACTTCGAAAACAGATTTAAGCGCCGAGGCTTGGATAGTCTTTAGATGCATTAATAAGTGTGCGTTTTTTGCCTCTAAGTGTTAGAACTTCTAATTTGTTGCATTGCATCTGCAATGTTTGTTGAAATTTTAGCTTCCAGTTCGGGAGTAATTTCTGGCTGAAGCTGCTGACCAAATTTATCAAACTCGAAAAGGGTCGGCATCTCAGTCCCGTCTATGTTTGAGCAAGAGCTGGGACTGGGGTCCCAGGACTCGAACTCGAACGGGATCATAGACTCGAGCCACGGCTTGATGTCTCCCCCGACTTTCATGACCCCCTCGTTGGTTACAAGCGTTGGGACCATGGTGATCTTCTTGGAAGGGACGCCCAGTGTCGTGATGTTGTGGTACCTGATAATCTCGTTCAGGGAAGGCTGGGTCTTGATGTACTCGATAATTTGACCTGAAAATTTGCACTTATCAGAATAGACCAGTAGGGCCATTTAAATTAGGTTACTTTTTTTGGACAGGATAATTTCGCAGCTTAATAATAATGAAGGACCTCATGATCCTACTCCTCGTGATTATTGTGGCGTTCCTGGTATGGAACAGCCGGATGAATCTGTCTGGGTATGTCGCCCCGACTGCAAACACCGGGAACGCACCTGTTCCACCTGACGTTATCCAGGCAATCATCGAAAAGGTTCAACAGAGCAAGCCAGACGAGTACCCACTCGAGACGCTCTTCGTCACACCCCAGGGTGACGGAACTTACACGAGCCGTTTCATGTTTTTCAATACTCGCAAGTTTCTGGGAAATCAGTACGATGTCGTCGCAAAGGTCCGTGAGGACGGGAATGTCGATATAACAAGCATGACCCAATTTGCAAAGGCAGATCCAAGCACAGGATACAAGGCTGACACGTACAAACCATATGATGATATTCAGAGCAACTCTACGTCCCAGCTCAGTGCGCTCTTGGCAACTCGCCCAGAAACGCCTGTGGTGACCAACATGACCCTGGGGACGCGCTCCTAAATCACAGTTGCTGCGCAACTGGTCTCTGAATAACTCCTTCAGACTTGATAGGAATGTCCGTGTCTGCACAGGACATTGCAAAAATGGAGCATGCTCGTAAAAATGCTCGAAAAGAGTTTTATAAAGCCCTTCTCGAGCAATTTTGTAGGAAAATTAAAACTTCTGTACAGCTCGGTCAACGGGAGTGTCTCCTGACCGTTCCTGTGTTTTTAGTCGGATTTCCCAAGTATGATCTCCCGACGACCGTTCGGTACATGTGTCGCCAACTTGAGCGACTGGGCTATATAGTGAATCTCGTGGGTCCTCTGGATATTAAGGTGTGGTGGAAAAAACCTCCTGTTCATCAGATGCTCCCTGAAGAGGTCGAAGAGGTGGAACTCCCCAGTCTCGTAAATCTACAGAAGATGGCGAGTAGTCTGAGAAAGAAACCTAGTAAATAATAAATGACTAATTCTCCACGGTACGGACCTATCGGATACGGAAATAACAAAATGCCCAGATGGATGAAACTTATTTTTGAGAGCTCAAAAAGTCTATCTCCGCTGAGATCTCATCCCTTGAGTTCTCCGTCCATCAGACTGAGCAGACGGCGTGTGCGGAGAGTCAAAGCTAAATAAGTCCTTGTATCTTATTAACAATGGAACTCATCAACGAATCCGAGCGCCGGTTTACCAAAAAGCTGTGCGATTCAATGACGCCCGCTATGATCGAGACGTTCTGGGAGATTTGGCTCGAGGCTCAGAAGGAGGCAAAGGGGAAGAACACGGTCCAGGTGTTCCAGCAGCTCCTCCGTGACGTCAAGACTTGGAATTCTTCAATTTCAAGCAAGAATACAGAGGCTATCGTCAAGAATAACCCCATGTTCCCCAAGCTACTCGCCGCCGTCTTTGTGATTCACGTCAAGATTCTGAGCTCAATTCGCACAGATAAAAAGTCGAAAAAGATTTCAATCAAGCTTCCAGCGAATGACGTGTTTGTCCAGCGGGTCTACGAGGCGTGTGCCAAGGATATCTACGAGGACCCAGATATTATCGTAAATAAGAATCACTCGGATGAGCACAGAAAGAAGGAGCTTCACAAGCGTTTCGTTCATCACATATGTGAAATTATTGAACAACTTGTGCCGATGTCTGAAATTTTGGACACATACTTAAGTTTGCCAACAGGCGACGAAGGTATGAATTTTGACGAGGAGGAGGAAGAGGAGGAGATTGAGGAACTCGATCCCCCGGTTGGTGAGGAGGTGCCTACCGCCGATCCCGTCGAAGGTCTTCCCACAAATAACATGCAATTCGGTCAGACCCCAGGAGGGAGCGAAACTGTGACTGTGAACAACTCTTTGACCCCACCTTCCGTCGTGGGCGGTACTCCAGCACCCGTCCAGGAGCAGAACCAGAATCTGTTTGATGACGCCCCAGATGATGTTAATGTGAAGAAAATCCCATAAAACTAATGTTTTACTTTATTAGAACATGGAACAGTACTTCCAAGAGCCAACCAGCGCCGCCGTCATAGCAGCAGCAGTGACCATAGGCTACGTATTTATTCGTTCCAAGATGAATGGTGATCAAAAAATTAAAAATTCGGAGTATTTCAAGCCGGCTTTTCTTGTCGGTCTGCTGGTTTACTTTATTGTGAGCCAGGGTCAGGGTTCTCACGGGTCTGTATCAAAGGAACCTTTTTAGAGTTAAAGAATTAAATAGTAAAAAAGGGATGGCGTCGTACACTGCGTTCAATGAAATGTACACCCAGTTTCTCGGTGAGCTTGCTCAGACCTTCCCCGAGGAGCCTGCGATTGCAAAGGCGCTCAAGAAGCACAAGGATGAGAAAACCTATAAAAAGGTGATGAACAAGCTGAGTCCATGGGCTCAGCAGATTATGGAGAAGGATGCCAAGTTTTTTTGCGAGGAGAATGAGTTTGTTGAGACTCTGAATCTGCATGAGATTTGGAAGAAGGATGACGTGTCAGACGCAACACGTCAGGCGATCTGGCAGTACCTGAGTTCTCTGTACGGCTTTGGCGTGACACTCCAGATGATCCCACCTCAGTTTATGAACATTATCGAGTCTGAGGCTGAGAATTGCGCCAAGGGGCTCAAGGAGTCTGGGGGCGAGCTCAACGAGGCGAACATCATGGCTGCAGCTCAGAGCATGATGAGCAAGCTCATGGCGGGTGGCGGGTTCCCAGGTCTTCCAGGTGCTCCTCCTCAGCGAAAGGCTTCCAAGAAGGACATTATGGCACTGGACTAGAGACGAGTCGACGGAACTGAAAGTTCCCTGGACTCAGATCCCAGTCTTGGACTAAAAACAAATCTTACTAAATTACAGCATGGATCCAAGAGAGATTTTCAAAACGAGCGAGCTTTTAAATTTTTGGCCGACCGCTTCCCAGTCGGCGCGTGAGCGCGTCGCATCGACGACCCGTTTCATCCTGTACGCCACTTGCATCATCTACCTTATTAACCGCGATGTACGTGTTTTTGCGCTTGGTATCTTGGCACTCGCGATCCTGTATTACCTGATGACTATGAATATGATTTCTGATGGAAAATTGCGTCAATCTTTTACAGACGGTCGCGTTCCAGGTCCCCTTCGCGGTGAAGTGACTCTGCCTACACTCGACAACTCTATGGGCAACGTGCTTCTGAGTGACTACGTGGACAACCCAGATCGTCCAGCTGCCGCGTGGTACCCAAGCATGCGTGCCGAGGTCCAGACCACTTGGAGTCAGATTCATCCATTCGAGCGTCAGCGCGACGCTGAACGCAACTTTTACACCATGCCTGCATCAACGATTCCCAATGACATGGCTGCTTTCGCCTATGGCGCATTTGGCAAGCCATTCGCACCAAAGTGTCACGACCAGGGCGGTGCCGCTTGCGACCCAGACCGCTTCTACTCTGCCTTCCCAGAGAGACCTCAAATGCGCGCAGGAAACGGAAGATAGATTAAAATATAGACAGGTATTAATAAAATGCCAACTCTGGACAATAGCCACAACATCCTCCAGAAGGGTGTTTGGATTGGTCCCGCCCAAGTTGTTCTGGCAGATAAGACTGACGTGGAGAGCACGCTTCGTGCACGGAGCACGGAAGCCTGGAACAAGGGCTGGTCCGAGAAGCCATACGACTTCCCCAACACCTATGTCAATTTGCCTCTGCGCGTGCTCATGTGGAACCCAATTACCACGTTTGGTGACATTCAGAATGAGCGTTTCGACCAGCGTTATAACACCAAAAAGCCAAAAACATTCAGCCGCTAAAAAAGATATCTTATTAATAATAATGGACCCACTGGCAATTGCAGCCGTGGTCGGTCTTGTGTTTGCCGGAAAGCGACTTGCGGATGGGCGTGAAGAAAGCACCCAGCAAGGTCGCAAACCTTTACCTGCAACCACGAAACCCCTTACTCGCAGGGATATAGATTTGATGGGGAATAGCCGGGATCATTCCAAGGATTATGCCGACTTTATGAACACGACCCCCGACGTGGGTCGGCGTGTCGGAGATTGGCGTCTCCAGCCCAAGGAGGCTGTTCCAAATCTGCAGGATATGACACAGACAAATGGTCGTTTTCCATTTGGTCAGCCTGTTTACGACATGTACAATCGTCAGTATGTTACAAACAAAATGAATAACTTGAGCCCCCTCGAGGCTCCAAACACAGTGGGTCCAGGTTTGGGCGTCGGTCCCAACGTCAAGGCATCCGGTGGTTTCCACGATTACTTCCGTGCTCTTCCAAACAATATTAATGAGGAAAAGCTCACGACAATTGAGGGTCGCCCAGGTCCTCCCAATCCAGTCGTTAAGAATGGTGGCGCTGGTGGCATCGGTGAGATGACTCACAACGCTGCGCAGACCAAGACGGCATATCGCGCACCAGCTGCCCTGGGTGGCGGCGGTGCTCAGAGCGCACTGGTTGCTCCAGAAGGGCGCCCTGATTACCTAAAGACCCGTAAAACGACTCGTCGCCAGGAGTCAGGGCTTCGCACAGACACTCTTTCCGAGGGTCCTCCAAGCTATTTCGTTCAGCAGCCATATGCAGGAGGTACAACTTCTTATACTGACAAGGCACTCACTCGCGCGAGTGGCGATCGTTCCAAGCCTGATCGTGCAGCAAACGGTGGTCGTATGAACGTCCGCAACGATCCAGTGAACCAGGTGGGCGCTGCAACTCAGCTCCGTCCAGAGGCTGAAACTCTCCCAGTGCCACCCATGGGTCCCACCGGAGTCAACCAGGGACGTGGTGTTTTGCCTCCTCAATACGACGATCCACTCAACGAGCAAAAATCATACCCCAATCCACGTGGCGAGCCCAACTTTTTGGACATTGCTATTCAGCAGCTTGAAAAGAATCCATTGGCGTATTCTTTGGCACGCCCCCCTCAAGTGCCCGTTAATTGTTGATTAAACCCGTGTCAAGTCCATTAAAAAAATATAGATAGAAAGTAAATGTCTGGAGGTGTCGTTCAACTCGTAGCAGTCGGACCCCAGGACGCCTGGTTGACAGGCAAGCCTGAGGTGTCTTTCTACCGGTCGAACTACAAGCGTTATACTCACTATGCCAACTCAGTCGAGCGTCAGATTATTCAGGGCGCCCCAATTGCCAACGGCATTTCCACTATCCGTTTCGAGAAGAAGGGTGACCTGCTCAGCTACGTGTACCTGACTGCCCGTGACAGCAACGGTGCAGGCATCGTGGGTCTGGACTGGTCCAAGGTGATTGACAAGGTGGAGCTGATGATCGGCGGGCAGATTGTGGATACCCATGATTTCGAGTACATGTCCGACATCGAGCCAATTGTGGGTGCTCGCACCTTTTCCGAGCGTTACCTCAACTTGAACAGCACCACCCTGAACAACCAGAAGGCTTCATTTTTCCCACTCAAGTTTTTCTTCTGCAAGGAATGGTCGGTGGCTCTGCCCCTGATCGGTCTGCAGTTCCACGACGTGGAGCTGCGCATCACCTGGTCTCCCTACCTGAACCAGACCATCACCATCGGTCCCACCACCACCCCAGTTCTGTCCACCTTACCCAACGGAACTGCCAACGTGTTTTCTAGCATCGTCACCGGAACATCCAACACGGCAAATCTGGTTATGACTCAGACGACTGGTCCCCTGTTCCCAGGCATGCTCCTGACATCAGCCACCTCGAACCTGCAGACCAACGTGGCAGTCGTTCAGTCATTCTCGAACGCATCTGCCAACGTGCTGGTTGGTTTCTCCAACGTGGTGGTCTCTTTCGCAAATTCTGCAGCTGGAAATATTACCGGTCTTTTCCAGAGCAGCGGTGGACTCGTGAGTGCATACGTCCCAGTGTGCACCGCACGCATTCCACTTCTCATAGCCGGAGGCACAGCTGCAACCACCACCAACACCTTCACCATTTCCCAGGTGTCCAGCCCCACGACTACAGGCGGTATCCAGATTGGTCAGTACGTGGCTGGTCTGCCATGGACAGGTCCAGTCTATGTGTCTAACACTAGCGCAACGACCGTGACCGTGACTTATCCATCTCAGACGACCGCCCCAGTTGCTGCGGGTCTGACTATCTCTTTCTTCACTGGTACAGCAGTCACATCCACCACTTATTCTCAGCTTCAGTTTGCCGCATGGTCCAACTTCGTGTACCTGGACCAGTCCGAGCGTGACTGGTTCGCCAAGGAGAAGCAGGACCTGCTGATCACCCAGGTGCAGCGCGTCGTCATGGGCACCAACCCAGTCCAGGAGCTTGCCCTGGCTCAGCCAGTCAAGTTCATCGCCTTCCCTTGTGTGAGCTACTCCCAGATTTACGCAAACGGCGCAGGCTCTGCTGCCGCTTTGCCGTACCAGCTCAAGACCCAGGTCAACGGCGTGGATGTGGGCGACTCCCGCTCCTTGACTCACTGGGTGGACGTGCCCCAGTACTATAACACTCCTTGGGGCTACATCCACAACAACGTCACTGCCAACGTGGCAATCATCTCGTACTGCCTGGACACCTCCAAGCTCCAGCCCACCGGCACCCTCAACTTCTCTCGCCTCGACAATTACCGCCTGGTTGTGCCATCTACCCTGCCCAACGGCATCCAGGGTCTGGCAAGCACTAGCATCAACTACCCCACCCAGTACCTGTACGCAGTCAACTACAACGTGTTCCGGATCCAGAACGGTCTGGGCTCGCTGCTCTATGCCAACTAATTCCTAACTAAAATTAAAAATGCATTGGCTCGTGTGGGCGTTCATCGCTTGTATCGTATTTTTGATCACTTACAATCCACGTACGGGAAGCCTCGGTAAATTTTTTACTAACCAAGAATTAGTAGAGGACAATGACCAGAGAACGACACAAAGCGATAGCAATCCCAGTATCCCACGTGAATGACATACCTCATTTCCTTGTAGTCCATGATAGGCGCTACAAAGAATGGACCTTCGTAACAGGCGGATGTCGCCGTCGAGAAATCTATAACCCACTCAGATGTGCGGTTCGAGAACTCGAAGAAGAAACCCGTGGTATGATCAATTTAAAACGTGGCTCATACGCCTATTTTAAATTTATCACAAACACACCCGAGCCTCGCGACATTGAGGACGGGGTAGATGTTATAAACCATTATCATGTGTATGTCTTTGACATGCCGATGACTTCAATAGAGCACAAGCACATCGTGAAGCGATTCACAGAGGAAAAGGAGAAAATGGAGGGAAATCAAGTTCCTTTTCGCAAAAACTATGACGAGAATGACGACTGTAAATTTGCAAGTCTTGACACCATATCCAAGTACCAGAACCTGTGGCCTATGATTCGTCAGCACGTTCTAATAAACCCTGAATTTCAGCAGGCAATCACAGCAACCAACAAGACTCCGTTCAATTTGCGTGGTTAAAATATTTTAGATTTAATAGAATGACTCGATCAAAAATTGATCTCGCTACACACCTGCTCAAGCTGTGTAACGATACCACGACGAAACCAGAGGATCTGGCAAAGGTGATGACTATTCGCAAACTTCACTACGAGATTGAAAAGGCTGAGGCTGATCTCGAGGAAATTGAAGAAAAAATTAAGCAGGCGAAGGAAACTCCTACACAGAAGAAACCCAAATCATTCTGGGCATTTTTGACAATGGATTCGTCTGATGAGGAGTAAGTCCCAAGTCCGCAGGACTTGTACCCGCGGAGCGTGAAATAAGTTGCTACGCAACTTGAACAGAATCACTTAGAGTAAAAACTAGTATTACCAGTAATGGATAAATGGAAGGTCCCTCGAGGGACTGGAACCCATGTTCTCATGGATGGTGGAATTCTCATGGTCCCCAAGGAGGAAATCCGAGAATTTCACCAGACATATGTTAAGACAATTAATTTTGGATCAAAATTGTTTGTGGTTGAGCAAAAGACGGATCGTTTCAAGTTTTTTGTAGACTTGGACTATAAAGCCCCAGAAAAATTAAGTGATGAAGATCTTCTTCAATTTTGTTCTATAATTCATGAAAGTTTGGGAGGGGACAAAGTTTCAGAGTGTCTCATTGCCAAGGCTAGACCTCGATCAGTTGGGGGACCCCAGGGGACTTCCCTCATAAAGTCTGGAGTTCATATCCATTGGCCACGTCTGATTGTCACTCGGACCGAAGCAATCAATTTAAGATCAAAATTAATTCAGGCTCTGGGTGAAGGACCTTGGGACACGATCATAGATGCCTCAGTCTATGGGGGTTCAGGACTCAGGATGCTTTGGTCACACAAGAAACCCACAGGAGATCCCTATATTCCATGGCGTCAGCTCAACAGTACGCGGGAATTTTCAAAGGTTCCGAGTGAAGAAATTTTAGAGTTGTTTTCCATCAGGACGGATGAAACCCCTCAGGAGCAAAAAGTCAGTATCGAAATACCAGGAATTGAGGAATATATCCAGAAGTATATCGTAGGTCAGGAAAAGGCGAGCGTCAAGCGCGTTCACAGGCACGAGCATGATGGGTGGTACGTCCAGACCGACTCCAAGTATTGTGAGAATATTCGTCGTGAACACAAGTCAAACCATGTATGGTTTTCGATTCACTCAGGGCGGATATCTCAGAGGTGTTTTGACCAGGAGACATGTAACGAGTTTCACGGTCGTGAACATATTCTTCCTCCATCAATAGTAGAGCAGCTCAATGATGTTGCTATTGTGGGTAGTCCTTCTTTTACTTTTCTTGTGGATTTTCTTCCCGATGGGACCAAAAGCCCGATTCAGGAAGTACGAGCTCATGGTCCATCCGTACTCGGGCCTGGACCCAGTCAGTTGGCAGAGATTTTTGGACAATCTCCACGTGTTCGAACAGTCGGCTTCAACCCGGCTTGATACAGCCACTGAGGCGCTTTACGCAGCCGTGGAAAGCATCAGGGACCTCGCGCTTGGAAATCGCCGCTCAGACGATGGACAATATCAGGATGAGCTCAATCTCATCGCTACAAACCTGGGTCTTGAGGGTGAATTTATTTTGAACCAAAATTCAATTTCACAAGGTCTTTACTTCAATCCAAGATACTTAAACAATACGTTCGAAGATTATATAATAAATGCGGGCGACCCGGGGCACCTCAAAACCCACGGTCAATGAGACCAGGACGGAGAGTCACGAAGTGACTCCTGCTGAGATCCCTTCAAATCTCCAAGTTCTTGCAGAGGTTGCAGCAGCCGAGGAGGTTCCCACAACGCGCACGCGCTCTGGGCGTGTGTCCAAGCCTCCTGTGCGCTACGAGCCTATTGAGCAGGTTGAGGACGACTACGACGCTGAGGATTACGACACTGAGGACCCAGATGATATTTCAGAGGAGATTGAGACGGAGAGCGATGAGGAGGAGGACGAATCTGATGCTGATGATGATGGAAATTTGGATGGATTTGTTGTAGCAGATAAAAGCGAGAGTAGTGAATCAGATAGTGAGGATGGAAAACCTACCGTTCCTGACAAAAAACACCGAGTCCCAGTCAAGAAACGCACCCCCGCCGCTCCCAGAAAATGAGTGGCCAACCCACATGGATTCGCCACGTCACTTTGACGGATTTGTAGAACGCCCACAACAGAAGAAGGACATCCTTGAATCTTTTAAGGAGAATCAAATTGGTCTCATTCTGTTGGGAATGGTTATCGGTTTTCTGCTTGCGAATATGCGTCCCGTTGTTTTTCAGGCTAAGTGATCAAGTTGCGCAGCAACTTATTTCAGGCTCCGCGAGTACAGTTCCTTCGGAACTGGGACTATTGCATACCATATAAAGGAGCATTTGTAGAAGGATCATCGTACCCCGTGAAATCACCAATAGGACCCGTGCGTTTCACACGGACATCCTCTTGTAAAAATCCCAGCCATGGATTCTCGCGAGTCTGATCGGCTGGTTCCATGTCCCTAAATACCTCAAACTGATTGTCGTAAGCAGCAACAGGTTGAGATATTCTAGCCGGCGCTGGCGGGAACCTCAGGTACGCAAGGTACATGAGGACCGCTATGATCACCAAAGCTAAAACTTTAAAAAACATTTTCTAATATTTGCAGCGAAATTAAACCAGTCGCGCAGTGATTTTAAGCAGATGTAGGAGTCTCGGGGACCTCGTCGTCATCAGCCTTGGACTCATCCCCCTCGGTGATGACCGACACAGCAGGCATCTTGCGCTCCTCCATAATCTTGGCGACGCGCTCGTCGGCAATCTTCACGAGGGCTGGCATATCCAGGTCTGGGAATTCCTCCTTGAGACCATCGATAAGCTCGGCTGGGTGAGGAATGGGTGGAACGTCGGGCTTGGTATAGAACTTGGAGTTCTCATCGGAAGGATCGATGAATGGGTAAGGACCTGGCTGGGGCTGTGCCATCATGTCACGCTTACGCTTCTCAAACATGGAGGCTGCCGCGCTCTGGTTGGCACGGTACTTGGACATAATCTCCTCCAGCTTCTCATTCTGGTAGTGTACATCCTCAATCTGCTCACGATCTGGAGGAATTAGCAGCCACTTGTACATGTCGACCACGTAAATGTCCACCAGAGCATCCTCCTTCTGGAGGCGCTTTGCGTGACTCGCCGCCTCATCGCGGGTCGAAAAGCACCCGCGAATCTTCATGCCCAGCTTCTCATTCTTCTGGGGCTGATCTGGACCAACAAATGAAATGCAAGCAAAGTACTGTCCTGGAACCGTCAGATAATCCTGCTCGAGAGAACCCATTGAAATAACTAGGGCTTTATTTTTTAAGTTCTAAACGCGATTCAAATTCAAAAATTCGTGTCATGTCACTGGATAAGGTTGTAAGTTGTTGAACGAGCACTCAACCATGGACGCTCTAAGACGTCTTCACAATCAGTGCAAACGTGACCATATCACCAATTGGGTCAAGCGTGGAGACCACGTACTCGACTGTGGGTGCGGCAGGGGAGGTGACTGGCATAAATGGAAAGCAGTCGGTGCGTCAGTTTACGCTATAGACCCCGACGGCGAGTCACTTAACGAGGCGGAAAGTCGTGCCATTGAGATGAATTTCGGGGTCTGGTTTCTAGGCACGGGAACAATCATACAGGCTGCTTTTGCAGGTCCATTTGATATGGTTTGTTACAATTTTTCGATTCACTACATCATGGACGACCTCGAGAATTCCCTCAAGGCGATCCAGTGTGCGGTAAGACCTGGGGGGCTCCTGATCGGCATCACGCCCGAAAAGTACAATGCCGTACGTATGTGTGACCCACACGGTCACTATGAGGATCTGCTCGGCAATACGTTCGATATGTACCAAGGCGGGCAACGACTCTTGGTGCGTCTGACAGACGGACCGTTTTATGCAGATGGGGCACGTGACGAGCCTCTTTTGGACGGGGAAATGCTGAAGGATGAGTTGAAACAACTGGACTTTGACCTCCTGTTCTGGGGACCTATGCTGGCAGAGCCGAACGGGCTCATCTCGGACCTCTATTCCAAGTTTGTGTTTCGCCGTAGAGAAAATCTAAGCGTGTAATAGTAGATGGAATATATTCCAATTTTCGTAATGTTATTTGTCGCCCTCGTCTACATAGTCTCAGTCAATAAGGAACCCGAAATGCTCAGCGAACTCAAATACAAGTACTGGATTTTACTTGAACTCTTGCGTCGTACAGGGGACCCAATTTGGCATCCTGTGTGCAAACCATCAATCATCACGGGTATGATTGGCTGGACCAAAGACCAGGGACCTATCGGTTCTAACGTGAATAAAGGTTACGAAATTTACATCTGTTTAGATGGAAACGATGTAAATTCGGCAATGTATGTGCTACTTCATGAGTTGGCACACATGTCAGTACCGGAGTATGATCATACTAATAAATTTTGGGAACATTTTGAGAAACTCAAGAAAATTGCTATAGATGGGGGAGTGTATGTACCTACAGGGACTCGCACGTATTGTGGGGATACTGTGAAAGATTGAGGTCGAGTCGCGCAGCGATTCCCGTCTAACTTTTGACTGATGAGATCTAAAGACTGGACACTACGTGTCCTACTTTGTCTCACTGACCATCAACCAGGTACTTCTTTGCCAGGTAGAACACGATGGCTGCCACGAGGGCAGTCACTGCCAGACCGGTCAGGGACACGTCACCTGATGGACCGTGAAACTTGGGAACCATTTCTCCAAGCTTGCCCTGCACGGGCTTGGAGAATGCGACGACCGCTGCAACGCCTGCCAGCAGTGCCTGGTATTGCTCGTCCTGGAGACCGAAGGGATTCTTGCTCCGGGGCTTGGCGTGCGTCTCACCACCACCGTGGTGACTGGTCGCCTTTTGTGGGACGTACGCCGAGCCCATAACCTCATCCTGCATCATCTGCCCTGGACCGGGCATGACCTCCTCAATAGGTGTTGCGAAATCTGCCATTTGAGATTCCACAACATCTTTTTCAGGCTCATTTAATGGCATTCTCAAAAGACCAGTTGGAGGTCCAGTCGGTTTATTTTCAGTCGCCTGCCGATTAAGGGCGGCACGCGCTATTTCTTCATTTAAATTAGGTTCCTGTGGGGGGATCGCTGACATGATAGTGTCTACGCTCGGATCATAGGTCATGACACCAGCCATTATTGAATTTTAAATGGAAATTAAGTAGAGCTGGCTACCGCGACTTTTTGACTACGACGGTTTCCCCTCGTCGTTTTGGTTCAGCTACATTACCCTGGGGTCCATTCGCGGCGCGTGGGTTATAGAAGCGCTGGTGATATTGCCAGAAGGAGGGTCCGCCTACCCTGAAGTTTTTACGGATAGGAGCCTTGTACCAGAACACACAGTCTGAAATCTTATTACTCTTTGATGTATTGTCGAGGACCATACACTCGTAATTCTCCGTACAGGCATCCATTACCTGACAAAATTGGTCAAAGGTTGGGAAAACACCGAAAAAAGCTTTGTAAAGGTTTTCACGGTTCTGCCTGACGTTATCACGGAGAGCAAAAACATAGTCTACATTGGTTCGCACGTACGGAAGCATATCCATACAGTACTGGGTCGTGAGCATGAAAAAGATGTTCCAGTGGCGACCATTCATGAAAAGGCGGCGCATGCAGTCGTCTCTCATGAAAGCTTTGTCGTACATGCAATCGTCCATGAGCAAAAAAACCGAAGGAGCTTTATCCTTTCCGAGAGTCTTGACGAGCCGGTGCTGTCTCTCGAGGAGCTTTTCAACGGCATCTCGTCTGTACTCCCCATACACAAATAGGTCAGGGATAAACTGTTTATAGTGACCGTTTCCATCTTCAGTACCTGACATAGCGATGCCTGCAGGGATGTGCTTTTTGTGCCAGAGAATATCCGTGACGAGAGTTGATTTACCTGTACCACGCTTTCCTATGAAAACACACACCTTGTCGTCACCGATTTTTGCTGGGTCAAATCGCCTGAGTTGCAACTGACTCATCCTGAAATACACGATCAAAATTCAGGGTGGGCTGGGGCGCGTTTGGGCGCAAAATAAGTTCTGCGAACTTAGTAGGAATGTCCGCTGGTTATATCCAGTTGGCAGCAATTGGACAACAGGATGCATATCTCACAGGATCGCCCCAAGTGACGTATTTTTCAGGGGTTTATAAGCGTCACACACCTTTTGTGCTTGAAGCCTATGATATCCCTTTTCAAAATCAGCAAGTTGTCTATGGACAAAATAATATATGTAAGATTCCACCAAAGGGAGATCTTATACGAGCGCTCACACTTAAAGTTGATTTACCCCCACTTTTTGATCCTGGAACTTTTTGGGCATGGAATATAGTCGCATCGGCAACGAATGATCCGAATATAATCATAAATGGAACCTATTTTAGTCTCCCGTATCAGGGCATCACATATTATTCAACATATAATCAGTCTTCATGGATTAGTACACAACTTGCAACTTATGTGAATTACTCAAATGCTCTTAATCAATTCATATTTTCAAATTGTGCAACGCTCGAAGTGGATCAAAACGGAGGAATATTTTGGGGTCTTGACCCCAAAGTGGGTACTGTTTCACCCACAAATTCTTCGAATCTAATCTATACAATAAGTGTTTCGCCAAATTCAAATCTGGTGGCAAATGCCGCGCCTTCAAACCTTACGGCGAATTATACTACATATAATCAACGTCCATCCGATTTCACTCTCCAACAAGCGGGCTGGATTCAAAGTACAGGTTTGCCACAGGTGAATACCCGAACTAGTCTTTTTCTGAGTCTCACGGGTGGTCAGACGTATTCTATAACGGGACCTACCCAGAGTTTCATAAATTTTTACAACTGGACAAACCAAGATACGGTTGCAACATATGCCGTCACAGTAAATGGTCGTCTTAAGTTTTCACTCGCAGGATTTTATATTGTCCGTGCTGGGTTTTCACTCGGAACAGGTTCAGTCCTCAATATTTCATACGGTTCGGATCCAAACGAGAGTATCTATCCAAACGGTATTCCAATCGTGCCCCAATTTGCGTACTCGTGTGATTTCCGTGTTTCTCCCGACCCTTCGATGCCTCTCCTTATACCCCTTAATGTAACAAATACGGCAAATACATATTATTTTTACGCGAGTACAACTTCGACTGTGACCCAATTCACAACAGGAACTTATTTGTCAGTTACACCCGTCGATGATTTGTACATGTTTAATACGAATACTCCAGTAACAAGTAATATAGTTCCATTTTTTGGAAATATAGTACCGCCTGCGAACACAACAGTGACCTTGGGGGCTGATAACTCCATGACATTTAGTTCGACCGGAACATGGTTATTATCAGGTGTAATTTATCTTCAACAATCTCCTAAAAATTATGTTGCAAATGTTTCTGTGTGGAACACGAGCTCGACGACCCCTGATTATGCGTACACTACCCTGACTCGTCAGGGGCGCGATCCTACTATCGCGTTTAGTATGCCTATAATAGTTACAAGTACGACTCAAAAATACTACACAAATGTGTACTCAACTGATTCTATAACCATCTTAAACACATCTTATTACTCAATTACCCAAATAGGAGCTCAGACGTACACGGGATACGAGACCGTGCTTTCCAATAACGGTATTTTGCTTAATCCTTCAACAGAAGTTCAAACTATAGGACCTAATACCCCTCTGAATTTTAAAACAAATTTCAGTCTCCCGTCTGGAACCAATTCCAAAATCATATCCGTGAATCAGACAACCGGTAATTTACAATTTTCGAATATTGCGACGTACATGTTGACTGCTGTTTTGTCCTCGTCGGATAACGTGAAAAGTATCACATTCGGGACCAATACATATAACTTTGATATAGGTGGTCTTTTCCCACAGTATACTGTAACTGTCCCGTATCGCGTGACTCAGACTGCTACAGATGTTCCCATCACTATAACAACTGATCAAGCGGGTTCAACGACCCGTATATATTCAAACACGTACATATCAGTTTATCCCGTTGCTTCAAACGTGATTCCGACCATCAGTTATAACTACTATGACTCGGTCGGTACATGGCTCGTGGATCGCGCAGAGTTGATCATAGGCGGACAGACGATTCAAACCTTGACAGGAGAATTTATTGAAATTTATAACGATCTGTATGTTCCCTATGAAAACCAACCTGGACTCAAATTACTTACCGGTAAATACGATACGAGTACACAAATTTATCCACCCGGTCGAACCTATTTCACAAACCTTCCATTTTATTTCTTTCAAAACCCTGGACTTTACTTGCCACTCGCGTCACTGGGGCGCCAAGATGTTGAGGTTCACGTCACTTTCAGAAACTTGCAGGAATTGACAGCCGTACCCACGTCAAGTATAACTACACCCCTGACTGCGACTATCATCACCGAATACGTCTACTTGGCAGACCCTGAAATCAACTGGTTCAAAAAGTCCCAAATTGATTATTTAATTCAACAGTGTCAATATCAGGAGTTTGATTTAGCAGCTCAATTTACATCAGCAATTCTAAACCTGGAATTTATCAATCCAATTCGTGAACTCTTTTTTATAGTGCAACTGAATGGAACCACGCCTTATCAATATTCGGATCTAAACAGTCTGGCTATGAATTTTAATGCATCAGAGGCATTCACTGATGACGTGACGGATGCACTCTATCTCAACTCTATAGAACCGTTCGAACACTATACAAATTACCCAACTCGAAATTTTTACATGTACTCATTCACAAATCAGACAAATACACCTCGACCTTACGGTCAGGTAAATTTTAGTCGTATCCGAGACGTTACTTTTCGACTGAATACCAATGCTTATTCGAGCCCGAAACAATTACGAGTCATCGGAATAAACTACAATGTTTTGAGAATAAAGGATGGTATTGCCGGACTCATGTTCAACTCGAACGATTTTTAGTCAGTTCCGCTACGCGACTGGTTTTTTAATCCCAGAATGTACTAGAGATGGCAGGAAGAGCCAGTTTGTCATACCTCGGTCAAGAGGATATTTATCTGAGTTCAGACCCAGAAGTGACATATTTTGTAGAAAAATATGTGGGGCAGACCCTGTTTTCTTCGCGAGTCATTCGGATTCAATTTCCAGCAGATAACACAGTCATTTTCGGGGCTGAAAAAGCACTCGTGCTTCCCAGAGCCGGTGATCTTATCACAAACATGTACCTTAAGGTTTTCCCACCCAATCTGGGCGCCGGGGTACAGGTTCTCGACTCGGTTGGGACTCTTATGATACAGTACGTGGAGTTGTACATAGGTTCTGAACTTATCGAGAGAATATACGGAGAATACCTCGAACTCAAATTTGATTTAACAATTTCAACTGGAAAACAGAAAGCACTCCAAAATCTCATTGGAAAATACCTCATTCAGCCCGTCCCTGTGAATCCAGGTTATACTATCCCACTTCCATTTTACGTATTCAGACGCGGTCTCCCACTTTGTGCATTCAAAGAGGATGTGACGTTTCGGATCGTATGGAATCCATCGACCGTCTTTACATACCCATCCGTGAATATAGTAGCTCCATTTTATGCGTACCTGGACACAGAATACACATACATCTCCGACCATGAAATCAACTACATAAACTCCAAACCCCAAATTTATCCTATAGAACAGGTCCAGCGCGAAGAGTTTTTTGCACCACAGGGCGTCAACCAGATCCAATGTTTCGGAGAATTTTTAAACCCAATAAAACAATTTTATTTCGTTTTTCAAAATGATTCGGCGCTAGGGTATGATTACACGACCAACGGATCATATACTTCGAACGGAACGACGTTCGAACAACTTAGTCAGCTCGTGCTAGATTTTAATACGACTGAGCGTATATCCAAGGATGTGGGTATTCCTGTATTTCTTCGCGTGATTCAGCCTCTCGAGTATCATACCCGCGTTCCCAGTAGAATTTTTTACATGTATTCATTCAGTCTTGACCCCGAACTCTATGATGAGCCAACCGGCGCCGTGAATATGTCCCAGATTAAGAATCAAATTTTCCAGTTTACCCTAAACTCCAGCCCGGCAAACAGGTACATACGAATTTATGGAATAAATTACAATTTTCTCCAGGTGAAAGATTCTTCAGCCAGTATGGTATTCTCAAACTTTCACTAGTTAAAACTAATTTTGGTTTAAAATTCAAAATGGAGGATGCTGCTATAGATCTCATGATACCCGTTCTGGAGTCGGCGACTGTCCTTGCAGCTCACTATGCCAAAGCGTGTGGGCGTGATGTCATTCTAGCGGAGGATATGCGTATGGGACTCATGTATGCAGCCCGAAACGTGACAGGTAAACATATTGGTCCTATTTATCCAGAGGTTTGGGACGAGTCGGATGAGGAAGAGGAGGAAGAGGAGGAAGAGGACGAGGAAGACCCAGCGTGGGTCAGGTATGAAGGATCAGACGACATGGCGAACAAGATGAACGAGTGTGCGGACACGTGGGACGCATGGGAACCTGAGACTCCAGCCGAACGTGCGTTAAAATCCGCCGTAGACAAACAGAGAGAAAATTAGATGGACTCAGAGGAAGAGCTTGAGCCAAAGGTGAAATACTCTTTCATAGTCTATGAGGAAGACTATGAAGAAGAAATTGAAGATGACCAGGGCGAAGTCCAGCCTTGGGACCCGTCTGATATTTTTTTTCGCATCAAATAGTAAATGTCTGGTGTTCTGTCAAGCGTCGCTCTTCAGCTGGAGTCGCAGTCCCTGAACTCCATCGTCGCCGGTTTCTCATTCGCCAGCGCCATCGCATGGATGGACGTTGTGCGCTTCATCATCTCCCAGGTGGTCCAGGTGTCCAAGAACGGCGGACAGTACTACCTGCTCAGCGCGCTGTTCACCACCCTGCTCGCCATCGTGGTGTACATGGCAATCAAGACCCTGGCTTTCAACGTGAAGATCCAGGAGCCATCCCAGCCCTTGTATGCAGTGACCCGCTAAACGTTTTCCATGCCGCGAATGCCGCAATTAAAACTAAAACTATAATCAACCAGGGAATTTTTGTTTTCTTCTCTGGGGGTGGTGGAGGCACCATTGTCATTGCCTCCACGATTCTCTTAATTTCAACGTCTTGGAGGGGTGGCGGGGGTGGTATGCGTCGAACATCTTCCTCGAGAACGTGTGCTCTCAGAATAAAGGCATGATAGTCCGAACCCCTAAAGTTTAAAAGTTTTCCATTCGTATCGTACCAGTTTACGGTCAGGCGCTGGAGACTGTTGATAGGTTCTGGGTAGGCAACAGATACTGTATAGTCTGCATTTTCATGATAAATCTTCATACCTCCAGAAGGGGTGTCCATCATGACGGGAGCAAAAGCTCTGTTGATGTTTGAACCAGCAACTGTTCCCGTTGTACCGGACAAACTCTTTGCGTCGATGTGACTCGGTGTTTTGAGTTCATCCACGTCGAGGAATATATATTCGTTAGCATTCATGTGAATTAGAGTATTCGACTTGAATATATAAGTGCCCGAGTAGCATGGATCAAGTGCCGTAGCAAGTTTTGAACTAAAATTAGTACTCTGGGGAATTCCCATAAGGTTCGAGAGTTCAGACGAGTTTATGCGAAACTGAAAGCTCATTGCATTTGAAAGTATAAAGTGACCTTCGTTCGAAAGATAATTCATTGAAAATGCATTGTTGACAGCGGCAGTTAAAGCACCTGAAAGTCCCCCAGCTGAATAAAACCCTTCATTCAGGGAAATGTTCGATGATCCCACAGTGATTACATTTGATCCTTCGGTGAGATTATACATGGTATTGGGTACACGCGCACTGACGAGATCGACCCGGGTAACATTCTTTATGGGTGTGGTTAAGTGCAAAGTATACGAGTTCCCAGTAGGATACAGTTTAATGTCCCTGTTTCTAGAATCGGCAAAAATTAAACGAGTTGACTCCATATCTATATTTTACAAAGGAAATAATTAAAAAATACTTACTTAACAACAGGAGATGTCTCAGACTTATCAAGGTCCTGCCAATAACGTGTCTCTAAAGACAATAGCACAATTTAATACTGGTGCAACGACCAATATTCAACTTAATGCTATTCGCAGCGCCCAAGGTGGTAAATATTGGAATCCAGGCGACACGCAGGTTTCGGGGCAAGCTCGTAATATGGATCGGTTTCGCAGTAAAAACTATTACTACCTTTCACAGGACAATACTACAGGAAAAGATGTACAAATTGCAGGTCAGGCATACGTATGGAATTCCTCTCTTATTTACAGTGGCGGTAGTAGTCGTGCAGCTCTTAATTTGCAAAATTCTACAGCAAGTTCAACAGTTTATTTCAAGAATTCAGCTTGGATACAAGCCAGTGGTGGTAATGGCGGTCAGGGCGGTGGCTTGTATGTACAGCAGGGCGGCAACGCCGGACAAACTGGGTATTTTGGGATCGTAGGAACAAATATAAGCGCGATAAACATGTATAATAATTCTTGGATACTCGGGGGGGCTGGTGGCGGTGGACCCGGACGAGGGGACTACTATTACGGTGGCGGAGGAGGTGGCGGTGGTGCACCAGGCGGTTTGGGCGGCTCCGGTGGTTTGGGATATTATGCAAACGGAGGAGCTGGTCAGAACGCCGCTCAAGGTGCCTTTCAACCCTCGAACAGTGGCGGCGGTGGCGGGGGAGGCATCGGCTGGTCGGGCAGCGGCGGCGGCGGTGGCGCCTATAGTTATACACAGGTACAAGGAGGATATTGGGGATACAGTTGGTATAGCCAGGGTTATAACTCTATAGGTCCTGGTGGTGCAGGATCCGCCTCCAATATACCCACTACCTATTATCAAGATTACGTTCATAACTAAAGAAATAGTGATTATTATTAATAGAATGTTAGTGAATTTTGAATCTAAAATGGTTTTTATTCATATTCCCAAGACGGCAGGATCGACCATAAATTCGACCCTTGTAGATTGGGAAGGAATTTGGGGGTTTTCGAATAGTCATTCGACTATTGATCAAATCAAAGAGAATCTTGGAAATACGGAGGGGTTTAGGTTTGTGGCGTTTGTCCGGGACCCATATGCACGCTTCCAGTCCATGTACAACTTTCTTTTAATCCACGGGAAGATTCATGATACACCCATGACTTTCGCGAACAACATCTTTACGGGTCGGTATAATTGGTCCTTCACAAATCCAATGTGTTATTTTTGTCGAATAAGTGACCTTTGGGACATTGGACGTGTAGAGAATTTTAACCAAGATTTTCAGAGAATATTTAATAGATCAGCTGACAATATCGCCTGTATAAACAAAACAAAACGACCTGACATATATCAGCAATTCCCACAATTACGTCAAATGGTCACTCGACTGTACTACGAAGATTTCGTCGAATTCAAATACCCTATGGATCCTTTTATTTATAAACAGATACAGGTCACGTGGTCTAGAGATGACCTCAAAACAAAAGAACGTCCTATCTGCCAGATTAAAGAACATGAACTGACGGGTTCTATATTTGATAAAGTTCCTTTACTTAAAAATTAGTTGATTTTTTATTTTAAATGGTTAAAATTGTGGTAGTTGGAGGAGGTTCTTCTGGGTGGATTGCGGCAACGACACTTGTGAATGTTCCAGGTGCCGAGGTTACAGTCATCGAGTCGCCAAATATACCAAAAATTGGCGTCGGTGAATCGACTATAGATGGTTTTATAGATTGGATGCAGACTCTCGGAATAGAACCAGAAGATATGATGAAAGATACAAATTCTATATATAAGTTAGGAATTCGGTTTGAAAAATTTACAGGTCCAGATCACGAAAGTTATTATATGTTTGGTAATCCCGAGATTACTAAAAACGATTATCTTACTTGGGCTGCACGACGAATTATTTCACCTGAAAAACACCAGTCACTACCTGACACGTTTTTTCCAAGTATGGCACTTTTTCGAACAGGAAGATTCCTCAGAAACACGCCAATGTTCAGACATAACGCTTTTGCTCTGCATTTTGATGCAAATAAATTTGGTCCATGGCTCTGGGAGAAATATTGCGAGCCGCGAGGTGTGCAGCGTATTATTGCAGATGTGACTCATATAGAGACGGATGAAAATGGAATCAAATACCTTGAACTTTCAGATGGACGTCGGGTCGAGTCGGATCTCTTTATCGACTGTACAGGGTTCAAGTCCATGTTGCTCGAGGGAGCATTGAAGGAGCCTTTCAACGATTGTTCAGATATTTTACCAAACAACATGGCTTGGGCAACTCACATGGATTATATAGACAAGGAACGGGAACTCGAAGCGGTGACCAACTGCACCGCCATCGAAAATGGATGGGTCTGGAATATTCCCCTTTGGTCGAACATTGGAACTGGGTACGTGTACTCGAACAAGTTTATTACAGATGAACAAGCTCTCGAAGAGTTCAAAACACATCTAAAAAAGAGCGGTCGAGACCCAGAGAAACTCGAGTACAAAAAGATCCACATGAAGACTGGAATGCATAAAAGAATTTGGGTCAAGAATGTAGTAGCTATTGGACTCTCCGCCGGGTTCATCGAACCACTGGAGTCTACTGGACTTTGGTTCACACATGAATTTGTAAGCAAGTTATTACGCACATTGAGTAGAAGGAGTAATCCCACTCAATTTGATAAAGATTGTTTCAACGATTCTTGTAACGAAGGTTTTCAGTCTACATATGTGTTTATATGCCAACACTATGCCTTGAGTAATCGCCGAGATACTGAATACTGGAAGTCTATCGCTAATACATCTTTCCCTTGCGATAAAACTTTCACAACCGCATCATTCGACGGTAATTATCATTCAGCATGGGCTGGAATACATTCGATTGCAGCTGGTTGGAATCACTTTTTTTCGGATGAGGTTGAATTAAAAAAGTGGACCTATCCGAGTTGGGCTAATTGGAAGGAAATTCATAAAGAGGTTTTCGATAAACTGGATGAGCGTAGACTTGCGTGGTTAAAAAAGGCGAATACCGCCAAACCATTTATGAGTATACTTGAAGAAATTCATTCAGCATGATTTTTTATTCCCAGGAACTCCTCGAGCAATGCAATTTTCTGATCGTACAAAGCCGTTATATCCGAGCCGACCGCTGTATTCGATAGCACAATACTACCCTCGAGTTGGGTGATATACTGTTGCTTGACCACGTGAGGATTTGCTCCTTCTTTCGTGAGGTTGATTAAATAAAGGGATTGGTTATACGATGGAGCATCCTGAGGGGGAATATTGACAGCACCAAGCTGTACATCGAGTTCTTTCAATCCTGGAACTTTATCATAAAGCAGAGAGTCTATCCAAATAAAAGGCAATGGGGGCATTTATAATAGTCACATAAAATGATTTCCTGAAAGATGACACGCGAGCACGTCCCCCGAAGCTTTCCACCAGAGATAGGCAGGAAACACGACGACGGTGCCAGGCGCAAGGTCCACCTGATATTCTCCGTGGTTCATGTAAAGTACACCGGTTCCTGTACACAATAAAATATTGAGCTTATTTGTGCTATTTATGCCCTTTTCAATAGAAAGAATCCACTTGTCATCTTCAGATATTCGTCTTAGATCACACGCGAATCCCGAAATCTGAAATTGATAAAACACAGCATTCACTTCTCTACAGAACGCCGTCAGCTTTTCATATAACCAGATGAATTCAGCTGTGCGTGGGACCTGGATAGCCCCCTTCAAAAGAACCAAGTCGTCTGGGTTAATGAAATCCGGTTCGACAATGACGTCACGTGTGCTGTTACATTCTTTTAGAAAATACAAAAGGGGGCGAAATTGATCCATATAAAAAGAAAGAGTCTTGTTTTTATATGGAGTATTGCTTCTATGAGGAACCCGTTGCATTTGCAATAATAAAGAACTTTTACGAATTGGTTGATGTCGATGATATTCATATGGAGCTCAATACCCTCCGACGATTCCTGGGCGGACCTGAACTTACCGGGTCGGCTCGAAATTTTATTGGGGTGCCGCGCAAGGACAATCACGGGCTCTTTCTCGATGAGTTTTACCAGGGGCAGAAAGAAAAGAGTTCAATTCTCACCCTAAATCGCAAGGTGTTTGCACCAGAGGTGCGACATGAACTGATCAAGGGTCACTGGTTATTCAAGTATCTGAATCGGACCGCCCATGATTCGACCCTCGTGAGTTACTATCGTCAAGGTGATTATTACAAGGAACACGAAGATCAGTCATTTCTGACGGCAATATATTACACATGGAAGGAACCAAAGTCGTTCGAGGGAGGTGAACTCTACTTTGGAGACTTTCGGGTCCCGGTAGAGAATAACTGTCTCTTGATCTTTCCTTCGTCGACCAAACACCACGTCACAGAGGTGACCAGCGGTGAAGGACGCTGGGCACTATCTCAATTCATTACACTGGATAAACCACCACTTAAGATGCCCGAGATTGATCAGTACTTTAACTTTTTGGATGTTTCAGAATTTTCGAGAATTTCAATCCAAAAATCGGAAAAATGGAAATATGGCGGTCATTCCGTGCCAGGAGGGAATAAGTTCTGGTACCTTGATCTGATGGATGACCCATTTTATAGCAAGTATCTCAAAGAGAAGATTGAAAGGACCGTCAACGCCCAACTCATTCTCGATCGGGTATATGCGAACGGTCAGACGTTTGGACAGGATGGTCAGTTTCACCAGGATTCGACTGAACCGAAATCTTATACATTTTTACTGTATACTAATCTAATAGATTGTGAGATTGATTCGTGGGGTGGCGAAACTCAGTTTCGTCTGCCTAAATTTTTGAGATCCTATCAGCCCATTCCAAATTCAGCAATCTTTTTTAATTCAAATTTATGGCACCGAGGTCTTGGTCCATCCCGCCATGTAAACGATATGAGAATTACAATCGCCTGGAAATTTAGAGTTGCTTCTGGAGCTCCCGAACAGTTTTCTCCAGCTCTTTGATTGCTTCTATTAAAAGACCGACCATGTTCCCGTATGCAACGGTTAAAGTGCCATTTTCAGTCGTGTAAACAGCTTCGGGGAGGACATCCTGAATTTCCTGGGCAATCACACCGGTTCGACGCTCAGAGCCACCGTCAGTTCGAGTAAAAGTGTACCCGCCAATCCTCAAAACCTTCGCAAGGGCGTCTGGAATTGGTTCTATATTTGTCTTTATATTACGATCTGAAAATGCGACAATATCCCCAGAACAAGTAAAAACGACGGTACCGTCACTGAGGGTCGGGTTAGTCAAGAGAATTCCCGGAGCAGTTGCGAGTGCTGTTGCCCCCGTAGCATAAGCGACAGCGTTTGTAGTTCCACCGGTTATTGGTTGTATACTTGTTAAATTTGCACCATTTCCATATAAAGTTGCGCCGGAAACGGTTCCAGATGTGAAAAATCCAGATTGGGCTGTGAATGTCGTTCCTGAATGCGTTCCTCCATTAAAGGCGCCTCCAGTCACTGTTCCCGTGGTTGTGAAACCAGAGGCAGCCGTGAATGTGGTCCCGCTCATCGTGGTACCTGCGAAAGTCCCTCCGTTAAAGGCGCCTCCAGTCACTGTTCCCGTGGTTGTAAAACCAGAGGCAGCTGTGAATGTGGTCCCGCTCATCGTGGTACCTGCGAAAGTCCCTCCGTTAAAGGCGCCTCCAGTCACTGTTCCCGTGGTTGTGAATCCCGAAGCAGCCGTGAATGTGGTCCCGCTCATCGTGGTACCTGCGAAAGTCCCTCCGCTAAATGCTGCTGAATAAATACCCGTAACAACGTTTGCAACTAGAATATTTGCAGTTGCTATATTTGAAGTGACAATCGCATTTGAAGTGGTACATACAATTGTTCCTCCAGTCACCGTTCCGGTGGTTGTAAAACCAGAGGCAGCTGTGATTGTGGTCCCGCTCATCGTGGTACCTGCGAAAGTCCCTCCGTTAAAGGCGCCTCCAGTTACTGTTCCTGTGGTTGTGAATCCCGAAGCAGCCGTGAATGTGGTCCCGCTCATCGTGGTACCTGCGAAAGTCCCTCCGTTAAAGGCGCCTCCAGTCACTGTTCCCGTGGTTGTAAAACCCGAAGCAGCCGTGAACGTGGACCCTGAATATGTTCCCCCAATAAAGGTGCCTCCAGTCACCGTTCCTGTGGTTGTGAAACCAGAGGCAGCTGTGAATGTGGTCCCGCTCATCGTGGTACCTGCGAAAGTCCCTCCGTTAAAGGCGCCTCCAGTCACTGTTCCTGTGGTTGTAAACCCGGAAGCAGCAGTGAAGGTGACCCCACTCACTGTCGTGCCGGCAAAAGTCCCTCCTGTGAAGTTTGCAGCTGTTACGTAACCCGTCGTTGCCTGAGTAACGGAAATACCAGCACCTGCAGCAATTGTCGTTGCTCCTGTAATTCCAGCGGATGCATAAACAGTACTTCCCGAGAATGTCCCTCCAGTGAAATATCCTGCTCCATAAAATGACCCTCCAGTAAAGTTAGTACCTGCGACATATCCAGAAGTTGCAAATCCAGAAGAGGCTGTTATAGTCGTACCACTGATAGTAGATCCTGCAAAGCTTCCTCCATTAAAGGCGGTTCCTGTAAATGCTGGAGCTGTGACCGTTCCACTCAATGTGAGACCACTCACAAAGGTACTCGTGCCAGTTCCAGAAACGAAAAAATTTCCTGTGACAACTAAATCGCCAAAATTGGTGACTGTTGGCATCTTAAAAGAATACTCACATTATTATTTAATGAGAAAGTTACTTATCGCTACACCAACGTATACTGGAGATGTCACCATGAAATATACAGTCGCTCTTTTGAATACCATGCGCCAAGCTATGCTGCGCGGAATTGACATCCAGGTGTGTTACACTGCAGGCGATGCCCTCGTTCAAAAGAGTCGCAATTATCTGTTGACATGTGCTCTTAACAACGGGTGTGACGATCTCATCTTCATCGACGACGATATCGAATGGGATCCCGAATGGATTTTCAAGATGCTTGATTATCCCGTTGATGTCGTAGGAGGTGTCTATCGCAAAAAGGTTGACGATGCTGAAATTTATGCCGTGAGACTCATAGAACCCATTCAGGGCGACTCGCGTACTGGACTCATGAAGGTTGAGGGGCTTGCGACTGGCTTCCTTCGGCTTTCCAGAAGGGCATTCACGGCTCTCTGGGCATCCTCAGAGCCATATACCAACGGTATGCTTCCAAATGAACGTATGGTTTTTGATCTTCAAATTGAAAATAAGACTCTATTCTCGGAAGATTATGTGATGTCCAAAAAACTTTCTAATTTAGGTTTTGAATTGTGGATCGATCCCAGGATGTGTTGCGTCCACACAGGACCCAAACCCTTTGTCGGACATTTTATAAAATGGCTTGAAGACAGTGGACGTTTTCAAAAGTAATGAAGTTGATTACATTTGGGGATGACCCTTCCAAAATTATAGGTTTAAAAAGCGAATACATAAATATCGGACTTGGAAAAAAGTACGTAGATCTTTTTTCAAAGTTTGACGCTTTCAGAGAATATGTGGAAACAGTCGACCCCCAAGAAATTTTGATATTTGTGGATGGGTACGATGTTGTCCAGAGACGGACAGACCTTACTAATTTTGAAACAAAATTCAAAAATTCTGGGGCTGATATAATTTTTAGTGCTGAGACATACTGTTGGCCTAACCCATGGATCGCCTACCAGTTTCCCCCTGCACCACCCGGGTGTCCTTACCGATTTCCAAACTCGGGTACATTTGTGGGATATGCTGGCGCCATCAAGCGTATGCTTGAATGGGACAAGTACCGCCTGAATCATGATGATCAGGGGTACGTTCACGACTTTTTCCTTCGGTGCAAAGATCTAAAAATTGGACTAGATAATGGACAAATTTTGTTCCAGACTGGTACAGGTATCAGGTGGTCGGTCCTTGACACATGCCAAGCCTGGTTTGTGCATTTTAACGGCAAAAGTCACTACAAAAAAGATGGAACCTCAGTCCTTCCCGAATACGCAGATGGACTCCCTATTGGGCAGAATCAGCAGCTTCACAATGTTCCTTAAATTTTATAATTTCACCACCATCATTGTCAGGAATCTTTTCCAAATCTTCAAGTAGTTGTTCCCATGTAATATTTTGTTCGAAATATTCAATGAATCGAACAAGTGGGTACAAATGCCAGTCTCTCGAAAGAAAATCATTGAATAAATTTTCTGGAAGATGAAATATTTCATATCTAGTTTCAAAAATAGGGTGAATAAACCGACACTTGTGAGCATCACGTGGATGGGCGTACACTTTTTGAACAAAATGATCGTCAAACGAATTCATGTACCCGAGTCTAACAGTAAAGTAAGAAATCCAATTTGACCGTAGAAACTGAGAAACTGTACTCACTGGAATTTCTTTTATATATTCATATCTACCATCTGATAACCTCCCTATGAGATCACAAAAATAATCAAATCTATGGAAAAGAGAGGAACTTTCGTTAATCTGTTTTAGTATAAGTCCTACGACGCCTTGTTTTGTTGAAATAATAGAATTGAATCCATGTAGATATCTGGATATATATTCACAGTTATATCTAAATCCATGAATAAACGCCGAAGTGCCCTTTTTAAAGTCATGTCTTTGACTTGCCGACCCTATAAAAAATAAATTAGGACACTTGGTACTTTCAAAATTTGGCGTGAGAATTGGAAATTTGTCAATATCTACCAGATGCTTTACTATATCCCCATTGAATCGAAAGCCTGTACAGAATATTACTATATCAATTGGTTTCAACGTATTTATAGGGGTTTTTAATTGGTTTTTTACAATTTTATATGTACTTGATTCTGTGTATGACGAATTTTCATCCTGATCAAACATGTAACCAGTTCCAGCTTTTAGATAGTAACTATCTATAGATGCAAAGTTTTTACTTCGCGCGTGACCGGGATAATGTGTATTCCATGCATTGACATTTCGACCACATATAACAGTAAAACCTGAAAATGGGGCTATGAAATCTGCAGTTTCAAGAGCTGCGTTTCCGTTTCCCATAATCCACACATTCTTGTCCCTGTAAACCTCTTTGTCCAGAGGCATATTTGCATAAGTGTACACCTTGATGCTTGGGTGAACCTCTATGTCTGGCTCTTTAGGAACGAGTCCCGTCCCATAAAATACGTACTCGGCTTCATACTCGTTATTTATTATAAACTTGTTGCCCACTTTCTGAATAGAAGTCACTTCGTAATTGAAACGTATGTTGATAGAGTGCCTATTGACAAAGTCTTCAACATAAAGTAAATAATCATCGGCGCTTGGGTACAAATCTTCCGAGTAGTCTCTGAATGACTTATCGTCTCCTAAAAAGGAGTTCCAGTCGAAACGCAAGTTTCGGGATTTATTGATTGATATGAATTTCCTCTGTCTTGGGAAGTAACGAAAGAAATCACACACCGACGCACTCTTCTCAAGAATAACATAGTCTTGACCCTTGAGAAAGTGCCCCATCTGAATTCCGGCAGGTCCTGCGCCAATAATCAGGTATTTAACCATTTAAAAGAAAACAACCCTTTCTTTTAAATGGATCTCGTTATGGTTGAAGATGGGGTACTTGACTCTAAATTTTGCAAAGAGATTATATCTCGATATGAAATGGATACCAGACATCAACCGGGTATAACCTACAAAGGTTTAGATCCTAGTATTAAAAATTCACAAGATTTGATGATTGACAGATTTTTAGAATGGGAAGACGTGTGTCGACGCATAGATGACATACTTCGTATATTTATTAAAAGGTACTCTGACTTTGTTACGAAAAAGTTTCCTAAACCAGACTCTTTTGATGATACATGGCACATGGGATACCAGATTCAAAAGAGCGGACATTATCTATGGCATAACGATTCTGCAGTTGAACACGGCAAGGTGAGAGTACTCACATTCATATTTTACCTCAATACCGTCGAAGGGGGTGAAACTGGATTTCACTATAAACAAGTGAATCCAGTTCAAGGGCGTGGTGTCATGTTTCCAGCCACATGGGACTATATACACTGTGGACAACCGGCAAATGGCAAATACATTTTGACCGGATGGCTTTATAGAAACATACAAGTTAAAAAAATAATGACTTAATTGAATATGAATTTTGAACAATTTTACAATGAACGTAAGTACTCGCTCATTACAGAAGAGTTTCCTGATAAGCAGAAGTTTCCACTCTATTACACGGCTCAAAAGAAGGAGTTTATAATAGGTGAAGGGCAGATGCTATTTATACCAGCTGGGTGGTGGCACTTTGTGTTTTCAGAAGAGCCAAATCACAACTCTGGAATAAATTTTGCTATAAATTATTGGTACGAAGAGCCAGATGGTTTTCAAGAGGACCAGCCAACCATACTCCCTCCTCGCCTGGAAAAACACGAGCTACCCAATATTGACCCTTCTGATATTTTACAGGATTATGACCTCACTCTGCACAGAAGTAAAAAAAAGTATTTTCCGCCAGATAACCTCAAACATCGTTTTCAAGACGTGACACTCGAGAACATGACTTATAAGGAGTTTCTCATCACAAAGAACCCACAGTACTATATATTACAAAACAAATGTTCAGCGTTGAACAAGTACGCTCCTCAATTTGAAAGACCTCTTTTCCGGAGTTCAATCTGGATAAACTTTGGTCACGTGTACTCTCTTCCTCACTATGATATGAAAGATAATTGGCTATGTCAGATGCAAGGAAAAAAGAGAGTTATTCTCTTTGCACCGGAGGAGCGGGATAAGTTGTACCCAATGAACCCCTACCCGCCCGTCTTGCTTAGGAGTTTCGAGGAGAAGATGATGGGCGATTCTTTCATCCGAAGAAACAGGTTTTCAATTGATGTGAAACTATGCAAGCATTTTTTACGACTTTTACCAGAAAAGGCTGTTAACCACGGAGCTCTCAAAGAGTCATATCAGAAAGAAGCAAAAGCACTTGAAAACTATTTTCGCAGTCAGTCGTGTAGTTGTCCAGACTTTCCACAAACAAAGACATTTAATTTAATAGACGTTAGCGAGTCTTTTTATGAAAAGGCTCAATTTGAAATACCATGTATATTTCTGTGGTTTGTGACCAATGCCCGTCTTAATATTCGTCACTTTACTTTTGATGTACTCCCGGGTCAATTATTTATCTTCCCTTCAGCATATATTTATCCCTGGAAAGTTGAAAATGGAGTTTTTATTATGCCTGAGTTTCATCGATTGCCCCGGGGTAGGAGGTCTTGAGAGAGTTGTATAAATACGTGTATGGGCTCTGGGAAATGTTTGAAATTCCGTCAACCATAATATCACATCTAATAATGTTTGGTCCAGATCTTGAAGAGTCCTTGTATACTCTGTAATTTGAAGTTACAGAATATGCATTACCTGATATATCCTTACCCACTATGACATTTTCTCCGGTGAAACACATAAAAACGTTACTCACTTCTATTCCATTTGGAAGAGTGCAGTTAGGTACTAGGATCCCCATCCTGTTCTATCCCGAGAATTTTCTTCAGGTTTTTAACTTCATCCTCTAACACCTTCACCTTTTTCATCGTGTGCTTTAAAGCTTCGATAACGACAGGTGTAAGTTTGTTATATCGAATGGTGTAATAATCTGGCTGTTCTTCCGCCGGCTTTTCAGAGTTTTTACCTGCCAAATTCACAGCACACGCCTTGGGGAGAACAGCCTGCACATCCTGTGCAATAAGACCGATATCTTCCTCATTATCTTTGACTGTACCACTTGTCATTTTTTCTCCAACTTCATTCCATTTGAAACGATATGCGGTAAGTCCATTGATAATATTCTCATAATCAGTCACTGGCTCGAAATCCTTCTTGAGGCGGCGATCTGACCAGAATGCAGTAATATCACCTACGATATACAAATATGCGCTCGAATCGAAGAGACCTCTATCAGTATCGTTATTACCAGAACGCAAATATATACCATTCGGTGATTTTATATATGTATGAGTGGCATTTCCAAAGTAGAATCTATTGTATCCATCACGGGAATTGTGCCAATAATCTACACCCGCGTATAGAGTATTTGCTGTAGTTGCATAGGTTGCATTGGTTGCAGCACTTGCGTTAGTCGCTGAAGCTGCTGAACCTGCAGTGTTTCCCGAGCAATACCCTGCGGTTCCTGCATAGGTTGCGTTGGTTGCAGCACTTGCGTTAGTCGCTGAAGCTGCTGAACCTGCAGTGTTTCCCGAGCAATACCCTGCGGTTCCTGCATAGGTTGCATTGGTTGCAGCTCCAGCATTAGTCGCTGAAGCTGCTGAACCTGCATAGGTTGCGTTAGTCGCCGAGGCTGCCGACCCTCCGATACTCAAAGCAGATGCTGTGCCGCTCAGACCCGTTCCTAAACCATAAAATGTTCCTCCGGAGAATGTTGATCCTGTAAAATATGTAGCTGTTACCGATGTGGCACCAACGGATGTTCCCGTGAAAGTTCCCGACGTGAGAGATGCCACGCCAGTGTGTGTACCATAAAAGGTTCCTCCAGAGAATGTTGCTCCTGTAAAATATGTAGCTGTTACCGATGTGGCACCAACGGATGTTCCCGTGAAAGTTCCCGACGTGAGAGATGCAGCACCATAAAAGGTTCCTCCAGAGAATGTTGATCCTGTAAAATATGTAGCTGTTACCGACGTGGCACCAACGGATGTTCCCGTGAAAGTTCCCGACGTGAGAGATGCAGCACCATAAAAGGTTCCTCCAGAGAATGTTGATCCTGTAAAATATGTAGCTGTTACCGA